CCTACCTTTCCGAACTATGTAGTAATAGGTAACTTTGATGGCAAGGATATTTTTAACATTCAAGTGGGAGAAAACCCTCACATGTTATTAATCACAGGAATCCCCAAAGGTGCCAAGACTTTAGATTGGTACAGGGTAAAGGAAGCAATCTGGTCCTCCTATTATGAGGATAATTACCGAGGATATTTATTTCAGGTCCAGGATGCAACCAAGAAAGTAACACTAAAGGCTTATCCTTTAGAAACAATTAAAGAGTAAATATATGGAAGCAATAGATTACGTAAAGTTATTTAAACTCGACCAAGAGAATTACGACTTTAAAAGGGAAGAGTTTATTTCCGAATTAGGTAAGGAGTTTCTAGATTATTGCCAAACTACCACCATAGGCATTAATCCTAAGACTCATAAGTTATATTATTATAGGTTTAGGGAAATTGTTAAGAATTTCGAAAGTAAATTTTGGGCAATATCTAAGCTTAAGGTAGGCGAAGGATTTACACAGAACCTATGGAATGCTTTCTTTGCTACTCAGGTAGTACCTCTAAGAGCAAAGATATTCCCTGACATTCAAAAGTTCATTGAGAAAAGGAAAGAAGAATACCTCAATGAACAAGACAAAAAATTATCGACCTATAAAAAGGGAAATCATGGCAAAGGAAATCCTAGACCTTCACGGCAATAAATTTATTGCCAAGGATTGGAAACTTTGCCTTAATATCCCCATAGGTAAATGGGATAAATTGGTTTTCACCAGGGATTATGTCTCTGGTGATTCCTTTAATTTAGGTGTAAAAGGAAAAACCTATAAGGCATATTTCTATAACCTTAGTATTAATTGCTATGTATGTTATAAGTTAGAGCTAATAGGATATGATGAATCTAAAGATATAAGAAAGGCTTATTTATATGGCAAAAGAAGATAAAATAATAAGATTCCCTCGTCCTATGGGTACTACTGCAATGGCTTTAGAATACCAGAAGACACACGAAGAGGAATCATTGGTCAAGGTACAGAATTACCTTATTAATCAATGGTTAATGGGTAATGGGGTTTTATGTGGAGTAACATATGATATCAATTCATTCTCTAATAGGTTAGGGATTGATATAGAATATGTACGAGTATTCATGAGAGACAGATTATTGTCTTCTAGAATATGGGATAAAGATAAACAAGAAGAATTACTTAACGCGTTACTGGGAGAACAACTAGCATGGGCATTAGAAGATAGGATGGAGATATCTCATCAGTTGCAAATCTTAAGGGATTCCCAAGGAGGTAAATATACTCCATTTATCTCATCCGAGGTTAATAAGACATTGAAGCTTAAGTTGGAATCTTCTACATCATTACAATCAATCATTCGTAATCTTACTGGAGGCAATACAACTAATATCTTCAATCAGTTCAATCAACAGAATAATCTCAATGCTGAGAATACTATCTCGATAGAGGAAGCAAGAACTATCGTATTAGAATCTCAAAAGGTACTTACTAAAACTGAAGAAGCAAAACTCTTAGAGGACAAATACGATATCAATTCATTGCCTGAAGTAGTTGCAACTAAGCAAGAGGGAGTAGATACGTCCAAGGAGGGCCTTAATCTTAATAAGAAAGAACTCAATCAAATCACAGATAACTATAAGGCTGCTATGGAAATATCCTCTAAAGAACACCATGAATTGCGTAGGGAGATTGAAATGAGGATTGATACCGATTCTTATGACCCAGAGATGGATAGGTACTTAGAGGATGATGAAATACTAGAAGCAGAAGAAGATACATCCCTTGCTGCATCATTCCTAAACAAAAGAAAATAACTTAGAGGCTACCTATTAATGGTGGCCTCAGTTGTGTATATACGGATTTGCATATTAAATTTAAAAGTATTATATTTGCATATCAATTTTAAAAATAGACAAATATATGGAAACATTAGACCCCGAATGTAAAAAGACCAAGATTAAGAACATCAATCAAGGTACTTACTTTAAACTTAAACCCACTACTACTGCACCAGTATGGGTAAGAGGAGAATATGAACGCTCATTAGGCAAATATTCTTGCTTTAAATTCGATGATACCAACCATGAGAAATTCATGAAAGGTTCTCAGGACGTATATATTAACTTTACATTTTAACACATGTTCAACTTATTCAGAAAGAAAAAGAAAATCAGAGTAATTAAAAGCCGCAGACTTATTACTCTACAAAAGTTAGAAGGTATGAAAGATACCTTTAACATTGCCATGCACTTTGAGTTAGAAGATTTTCATTCAAGAGTTCAAACGATACTCAATGAACTTCATATATATGATGACCGGGTATATGTTAATGCGTACAAAGAATACCAAAACCATTACAAGGTATATGATAGAGTACCAGACTTATTGCTCTATAAAATACCAGTATTATTTGCTAATTCATACCCGGGAATTGAGGCACAGACGGATAAAGACTTTGCTTACCAATTCTACATTCCAGATATGTCTTACTATGAGGCTCTACCAAAAGAGTTTAGATTGAATGAGGAGATTGAGGATAATTTTAAATCTATGTATTCAAAGGTATATCCATATTTACCAGATAGTAAGGTATCAGTAAATGAATACGTAGATATTATCCGGTTTAATTATTGCAAGAACTGGGATGTACTTTGGAATAATCCTCAATCAATCGGAAACTACTTTGATGAATGTATGGATATCATTATGTCATTTGTAGATGAAGATTGCCTGGTAGTAGTAAGTAATATCCTTGAAAGATGTGCTGAAGAACTCAAAGAGAAATTACGAACCCTTAAAAATAACAAAGATGAACAAGTTTAGATTCAAGGTATCTACCATGTTAGAACAGGTAGAGGACGATTACATTAAATTCATTGGAGATAATTATGGTGTAAATCGGGATGAGTTCCTTAAAGATTTCAAGGCCAAACTTAATCTTGAAAGCCATCATGTATCTACAGTACATGCAGAATTACTTGAATACGAACCCAATCGTATCATTATTCAGACTTCTAAGTATAATACCATATCAAAGGAATATAAAGACCATTACCTTTGGGTATTTACTAACAAGGGAGACAGAAAGTATGACTGGGACTTAAACAGATTCCGGGCTCTGCCTCAGTAATTTAAAGATAGATTATTAATTTGTTTGCAGATTGAAATATTATTTTTATATTTGTACATGAATTAATAATCTATCAAAATTTTATAACTATGCAAACCAAGTATTACTTATCATTCGAACAAGTTGGAATCATTAGACGTATTCCACTTAAGGAACAGGACCCCGATATGCAGGGAATCTTAGATGCCTTTATCAAAGCCTTCAGAATCGCTAACGAATTGGGAGATGAGGAAGAAGTTACTACTCCAGACTTAATCAATTCTCTTAACCATATTGATGACATTTACATTGATACAGTAGAGATTTACGAGGACGGATTCGAAATGATTGAACAGAAAGTACCTCTGGGAGATGCTAGCAAATGCGTAAGGAACCTCTTACAGATTGTTCAATACAACGATACTTTCGATTTAGCTGCCAATAATCTTGCCCTTGAAATAAAGAACAGCGTGAGATTCCATTGGAGACAACTTAACCCAGGTTCTTCAACTCCTGAACCTGAGTTCATAAATCAATTCTACGAAGAAGTCATTAACCGTTTAAAAACAAAAATATAATGCTAAAAATCGTATTTACCTCAGAAGACAATGAAAATTCTATGTTCGGCATAGAGGAATTCCCTATCTCAGCAGAACATGCTTCACAATTAATGCGAGGCGATATGTGCATAGAAAGGTTCCTGGATGATAACTTAAATGCTCCAGATGATATCTCTCGACTCAAAGGCCTATTACTTGAGGGTAATACAATTGACCATGTTACAGTGGCCATCAAATTTGAATCAGGTGCTGACATCAAAGAGGCAATTCAAAAACATTTAGCCAATGATATATGGGAATCCATATATGATACATTGGTCAGTTCCAAGGATTCAATAACCCCGGAGACAATAGAAATGCTTCATTCAAACATCGATGCTTTCTATAAACAAGAAGTTACCCGGGAAGTAAAACCTTTCAAAAAGAAGAAACCTTATCCTCGGGATTAATAACCAAACAATGAATCAAAGGCAGTCTAACCAACTGCCTTTTCTTGTGTGCAGAACCTCAGCTATATTTAAAATAATTGTATGAATAAAGTAATATTTAAAATAAAATGCTTATATTTGTAGTGTAATAATTAAAACAATAAAATATGAAAACAACAACCTCTAAACCCTCTATCCAGAACTTGGACGAGGTACTTAAAAGATTCCTTGCTAACAAAAACACTTTCTCTCTTACAGATGAGGAAAACGAGAACCTAAAGGATATCTTATTTGAACTGCTCAGTAAGATATACGATAACTATCAATTGGCCTGCATTGATATCAATCAAATCTGGGTATACGAAACTTGCTATTATACATTTACATTTGAAAGCTTGGTTACAGTAGACCGACCAAGAGAAAACATCATTGCCGATGGCTGCATACGATTTATGCAAAATTTTACCGATGGTGACGGTATCTTTATCTCATTCACCAAGCTGGATAAAAATCATTGGGTTTACCAACTTAACTTCAGAATATCATGAACGAACAAGAATTAAAAGCCTTAGCCTTACAATTACATCGGGCTCAAATACAAGAATATCCCTGGGTCTCAGCAGACCCAGAGGATGCTGAATCCTACATTAGGACTTACGGAGATACTAACGTACATTTGTACTACGATTATTTACTTGCTAACGGAATAGGAGAAGTAGAAGAATGAAAATCAGAGCTATTTTAGAAACAGAAACAATGGACCCTGACTTCAGGGAACCGTTCTTAAATGGTATGCCCTTTGACATTACCGAATCAACATTTGATAGGATTGTACGATATGCTTCGGGATGTACCGATGTTCAACAACCAGATGTAATCGCCATGGTTATTCAACATTCATTGGAAAACCGCAAAGAGTTATCGGAATTACTTGACAGATGTAATAATACTACACAAATGAGGATACTTATACCAGTACCAATTTCGGCTATTACCTTTGTTAAAAAATACCAAGATACCCTTAGAGGAGTCTTAAAAGAGAAAATCAGGGGAACCCTAGATGGCCTACCAAAAGAATACCGGGTAGAACTTCTTCACGAACTATCAAATGAAATCCTTGATGAGGATTCTCTTAATGACGATTAACCAGTTGTTTTCATATCTACCCAAGAGGCAGGACTCTAATTCATACAGAGCCTGCCTCTACCTCAGTTATATTTGCATATATTATTTATTATTCTTACATTTGTAGTGAGAAATAAAATATATTATTCATTTTAAAATAGACAACAACATGGTTAATCTTTACAAACTCACCAACTTACTTGAATCTGGGATGACCATATTCCAGCTCAATCAATGGAAAAACGAAGGTATCTGGTATCCAATTACCCAATACAAAAAGGAATCAAACGAAATCGAGGTAGTCACCAACGTATTTACTCCTCTATCCGAGGAAAATCCAAGATTCCATATTCAACTATCAGCTAACTATGATACAGAAAAAGCCGAATGGAATCAATTTCTAGAGGATAACCAATGGAAACTTTATCCATTGCTCAGGAATATACTTAATGTATTCTTACCACCACATGAACCCGGGTACCGTATCTTATATACCTTATACCCTGAAGGTTTCTTATCAGTAATTGCCGAACCATTAAAATCAGAGGAGGCCTAACTATGTCACAATCAAAAACTTATCTTAAATTTAAAGAGACACGTTCCCAAGAGGACCTTGAAACTCTTAACTCATATCTCAAACGTTTATCAGAAATATCCGATATACTCAATGGAGACGAGGACTTGGATAATGAAACCGAAAACAAACTATATGACGAGGATGAGGACCTTACAGATAAAACAGTCCGGCTAATATTCGGAGACGTATTTTTCGTATTTGCCGGGGAATATAACCTTGACGGGTACGATTCCTGGGAGGATACTATCGAGGACCTAATCGAGGACTTATGTACAACCTATCAAGAATTACATGAAGCCTAATATTACACTTATCTTAGTCATGGGAGGAATTATCCTAATAATGGGTGCATCCTCCCATCCTACTAGTAAAGAACCTTTAACTTATGAGAATACTCATTGCTTAATATTAATAATATGCTAGAACAGTCTAAATTCTTAGTATCCCTCGATTGCCAAAACGAAAAATTCTGTGAGGAACTTATAATCACTTACAGAACTGAAGAACTAAGGCCATATCTAATATTCCCAAGGGTAAAACTAAATCCCAACCATCTTCATGTATATCATACTAAAAGAATAATCTCAGAACTTATAGGTATGCCATACTCTTCAATCGAGATAGTTGACCTTATAAGGCTTCAGTAGGTAATCGAGGTTATTGCATATATTATTTATTATTTCTATATTTGCATATCATTAATAATTTAAATATAGACGTTATGAAAGAAGAAAGTAAATTAATCGAATTATTTAAAAAATACCCCGGAATTGCTGCACGTATACGGAGGTCATTTGCTTATCACTACGACCAAATCCAACGGGAAATCGAATCCGAGGTTGCTACCATTAACAAGGACGATGCTGCAACCATTATCGATTATACTACCGAATACATGGAGGAATCCATGAATTGGCCTGACCCTGATAACCAGACCAACTTTAACAATCAACTCGCTTAATATTAACCAGGAGGGCTCACTACCCTCCACAAAACTTATAACATCATGACAACATTAAATTCAACCTCAATACTTGCATTAATCATTGCACAAAATCCTTATCATATTATCTCTATCCAAGGCCAAATGCCCATGTCACATGCCCAAAATACATATGACTTCGAAATTGCCGAGGATGACCCACATTACGATGATATGGTAAATTACTCTGGCGATATGCTTTGGGTATATACTTATGCCGATAAGGAATCCTTAGAACTCGACCTAATGGATATCCTCAATCAAATGGACTTACTTAGAGGCTGCGATGACCAATACTTTGATTATAACGTAGACGAAGTAGACATGGTACTCTACGGTGCAACCATTATCCAGGAACAGGAAAAATACAAACCTCTTATCATGCAAAAATTCCAACATTACAAGGATAACTTCGATGAGGAAGAACATGCCGAGGAAATCGACTATTATCTTAACTTCCTCGAAGAACCAGAAACTCTTTACACTTTCACCGAAAATATTATCAGTCTTTTCAAATCCTTTATCAAATGAGAACCAAACTTATAATCCTAACATCAATTGCCATGGCTCTAGTAGTCATGGCTTTCCCTACTAATAAATTTCAACCTAAAACAGTATGGGAACACTACTGCAAGTATACATTGGGAATACACCCATCCCAGGCAACCGAGGACCAATATGATTACTTCCTTGATTGCTGGTCAGGAGATGACGAATACCAATATCTCTATGACTACTACGAGAACAAATACCCAGAGTATAACCAAGAACTAAAACATTACGGAAAATGAAACTAAAAATCACAACCTTAGTAATCGTAGAAGAGGGCCAAGTCCAAGACATCTACCATTCACTTGAAGATAACCAAGACAAGGCTTATCAAGAAATCATAAACCAGGTAAATGCTGAATATGGAGACGGAGGAGTACTACAATTCTATTCTCTACAAGGTATCAAGGATTACTTCGAAATCGTACATATCCAAACCCAAGAACTAACATCAATAGGATTCAAAACTGCAATATTAGACCTATGAAAAAGAAATCCAAGAACCAAGTATACATACCTCACCAGGATAAATGGAATGAACATTTTCCTACTCCAGGTAAACCAAATCCTAATTACTACACAGACTCAGGTGCAACCTTCAATAAGCACCTACGTACCCAAAACAAATTAAAATCCAAACAGAAATGAAAATCCTACTACTCATACCCTTAATAATATATACCTCACTAAGCCTAATACACAGAAGCAAGAGGTACCATCAAATACCAAACCCCACCAACAAACAAAAATACATATACTTAATCCTACAAGGCCTACAGATAATCCTATTAATCCTATTAGAGACCTTAATCCTAAGAATATCAAACTACTAACCCACCAAACAAAACAAATATCAAAATAAATACTAAAGCCCAGTATGAACAATAAACAAAATCATACTGGGCCTAACTATGTTACATAATACACATACCTAATATCATCAATCATATAATCAATATACATATAACTAATATAATATTGAAGGCCTTCCGGGGGTGTTGGGATTAAGGCAAACTTCTAGGCCTAGCCTACCTCCCACTATACAACCACACTACTCTATAGCTATCTAACACATATGTCTCATAGCCTTTGGTCATTATAACCCATTGCCTAAAAGGCCCACAACTAAGGCCCATATGGGTACCTAAATCCCCTTAATCCTAGACCCCTAATGGCCCTTTATATTAGTATATATTATATAGATATTGGTTAGGATTAGGCAATAGGATTTGGGGATTAGGCATTAAAATATACCATTCATGGCCATCAAATTTATTGGGATTATATTAAAAATGTAAGCTGTTAGGGGTACCTAAAACTAGTAAGTATGTTATTAATGGCCCTTATATTTAGTTAGAAAGAAACTAATAATGGCTAGAAGAGGTATGAATTATGTAACTAGTTGATTACTAATAAGTTAAGTAGCCTTAAGACATTATCCATTAAGGGCCTCAGTAGGATTTGCATATTTAAATAAAAATGTCTATATTTGCAGTATAAACAATTAAAAATATATAGATATGAAAACAAATTTAATTAAGACTGAATTAACCCATGCTCAAATCCTTAATCCTCAACTTAATGGGGGCTATTACCTTAATGCCAAAGACCTGGATAACCTTTGCCCTATTATTCATTTATCCAAACTGGAAATTGACCAAGAAGACAATCAACCTCTAGACCAATACCAATTGGGCATGCTAGAGTACATTACTCCTCATATTGCATATCTTGCTACCATTGCTCCCTACGTTCAACTTATATCCATCGAAACTAAGGAACGGGACTATGAGGGAATCCATATATGGACCTTTGCTTTAAAAACTCCAAACCTTATGGACTACGAACCATCCATGATAGATACACTAACTGATACCTTCAAGGAATGCTTCCCTTATGATTCTCAGGCTTGCTTTAACCATAGTCCTCAAATCAAATATCTTAACGGTCTATTCACTATTATTGTACCTTTCACTTGCTAAAAACATTACCATTATGAGAACAAGTCAAATTAACCCACAGATTGCTATCAATGCCCTAATGGGATATCTAGGTACCTATAACTATTATTATTCATGGTACAATTTCATACATAATACCTACGATAATAACTTTACAGGTTATGTACCTATACCAGGTAAGGAAAATCCCTTTATCGCTCTAGAGGAATATCTAAGGGAACCTAAACCCGAAATCCTGGTATACTATAATACAGATGAAGAATACTTTACCTTCAATCGATTACAGGATGAGCCTATGGCTGATACCTCTATGGCAGAGGATACCTATATCTTCGATGGAGTTACCTTCTATATCTTCAAGGATTAACTATCGCTAACTATGTTACACCCTATAAGCCCAGCCTATCTTAGGTACTGGGCTTTTCTTATGTAGCCTAACTCTAGGCCATCATGGGACTTACTAAGGCTTACCATAGGCCTAACTATAGACTCATAGGCCTTAGTTCTTTAGGACTCCCTACATGGCCCAGGGCATTGGTATAAAAGCCTGCTAGTCACCTAATGGCCTTATATGATATAATATACAGATAATACCTACCGGACTGTATGGGGCCTTCTTTTTTCTAAAGTGGTACCTATACCAACCCCTTCCCTATATCCATCAATATACCACTATTACCTACCCACAACCATGCCCCCAATTCAAACCCCTAAAACCTACTTGCAAATTTTTCATACGAAATTATTAAAAATAATTTTTTAGAAATTTCTCGAAAATTTTTCTATAAATATTTTGCAGATACAAATAAAATGTTTATCTTTGTAGTGTTGAAAAAGCAAAGAGATATTTAAAATTTTGATTAACTATTTTTAAAGAAAAAATTCTCTGAAAATTTTGCTAATTAAAATATAAGTTGTATCTTTGTAATGTAATCAAAAAGCGATGTTTGACATACTGAAACACTTAAATAATTCCTTTTCTCTTTTTCTTATAAATCATTTAGTTTTATAGAGAAAAGGATATAATAAAATAAACTTAAAAACTAAATGTATTTTATTATGGAAGAATTAAAGAATGTAGTAACAGAAAACAAAGAAGTGAAAGTAAACAAAGTTAGTGCTAATAAAGCGAAAGCAACTGCAAAAGCAAATAGTACTATAAAACTTTCAGTTGATAGTATTTTTAAAAGTCTAAATGAAAAAACAAACGGACTTTTAAAAACTTCTTTAGGAAAGAAAACAGAAATTTACGTTGAATCTCTGTTTGCTGAATTGAACGAAAAGCAAAAAAAAGCATATCGAAAAAAGTTAAGAAATACAACTTTTTCTTTGCTTGATTCGATTTGCAAAGCAAAAGAAGAAAAGAAACAAAATGAATTAAAAACACTTGTTTCAGCTTTCAACGATTTTTATAAGCAAGTTTATAAAATTCATGATTTTTCTTTTGCGTCTATTGCAAGCGAAAATACAAAGGACACAAAAAAAGAAGTTCTTACAAAAGGTTTGAATATTGTTAAGAATTTCAAGTAACTAACTGCAAAGGGAAAGATTAAATCTTTCCCTTTTTAAAATTTTAAAGATATGAACAAAGAACTATTAAAGAAATTTTTAAATCATTCGATTTCTAAGAGTGACGGAAAGATAAATATTTCTGTTTTAGATATGCAAAGCGAGTCTTTGCAAGACGAAGAAGAAACAGAAAAGCGTTTAAATGAAACGTTTGAAACATTAGATAAAATGCTTTTGCAAGACGGACACAAAAAAATAATTGAATCAGATTATTACAATGTGTACGCAAATAAAGACGACGATAGCGAATTATTTGTTTTGCAAAACAAAGATATATGTGTTACTTTGATTGAATTAATTTAAAATTGAAAGGGACAAATAAAAATGTTTGTCCCTTACTTTTTATTTTTGAATGTTAAATTTAACGTAACCGTTCGGCCCTTTTAGTACCAGGAAATTTTAGGCTTTCGTGATAAAGGCATACCAAGACACCACAACCACACATGCACACACAAAGAAGCCAGAGACCCAATATCCCTGGCAACCCTACTACAGAATACTCCTCAATAAATCCTTAGTCCTATCCTTCCCCAGAACTCCTCGAACCTTACCACCTTTCTTCTCATAAAAGAAAACATAGTATAATTGAAGATTAGGCAACCACCATCTCTTAACTTCACCATATCCATCAAAGAATCTTTCTATACAAATCATATCAGCCATAGTAATCCATAACTGATACCAAATCCTATTGCCTTCAGAACACCTTAGGATTCTCTTATTAGGTTTATCACTTATCACTTTAACCTTCACCATAATCAAGGGTATATTTTAGGTTCTTCAAAGGTAAGAGGAGGGAGCTCTGGTTCTCCCTCTCTTTTAATTCTCTCTAAATCCTCCAAGGCACACTCTAGTATTTTAATACGGTTATCATTATGTTCCTTAGATATAGGAAACCAGAATGCTGTTCCTAGAAGGTATTCATGTCCTTCTAGGTTTTCTAATGGCATTCTATACCATATCCTACCTTCAATTCTTAATCCTTCTCCTTGCAATTTTATGATGGTAGGGTTATAATAACCAAAGTATACTATCTCGATATTAAACCTTTGTGGGGTGAACCATGGTTTAATTACATGTCTCCATAGGAAAACTTCTTCGACTAATGCAAATTCTCTACTGATAGTTCTGCTTACATCCATTAGGTCAGCACATAATCCTCTTGGAGAATCGGGTATATTAAGCCTTCCATATAGGACTGCTTCAAATGTATTCTTTACTGGAAGATAGTAATTTCTTATCCTTTCTTCGATTACCTTATTCTCTTTGGAATTATAATCGATTGCAGTGTACGTAGGCTTTTCCATCCTTCTCTAATTTTCTTTCAAACCATTGGCAGGTAATACACTTTGGACTTCCTACCATTATCTGTACTTCTCCTTTAATTACTGGGCATGGATTGGTAAGCTTCTTTTGCCTACCTACCTTCTTCGTCGTTATTTCTCTGTTCATAGTTCTTAAAGTATGTGATTAATAAATATATCGGGAATAGAGGCATGATTAACCAGATGGTTAGGAAAAAGAACCCCACCCTTTTCATTGGGTGGGATGAGGTAATTACTCTGGTCATAAACCATGCAGGTATAGAGCATACGGCATATATAATGCCTAAGATTATCCAGGTTATCATTGTTCAAAGTACTTATTTACGATTTTGGATATCTTCTTATCTAACTCTACAATTAGTTCGCTGAACTCTTTATCCTTCATATCTTTTATCTTGGCTTCGATAAATTCCAGGTTTCTCTTAATAGAGAAATAAGATTTGAAGGCTTGGTAATCCAATTCGGATTTATCTGTTAGAGGTAATATCATACTTGATTTACCATCTAACCTTGTATAGAATCCATCGGGTCCCAGGGTTCTTGATACCTTTACTTTGTTACTCAGTACTGCAAACCCACCTTTCTTATCTATGGATTCTACGATTACTTTCTCCATAAGAGTTTTGCCGTCAGAGAAAATGACTTCTTCACCCTCCTTTAGCTTTTTGGTTTCTTTGTTCTTTTTCATATCTTTATTATTAAATTGTTTATGCAAATATACAAAATTATTCTGATTTAATGCAATTATTAATCATAATTTTTAAATCTGCTGCGGTAAAGGATTTCCTGTTAAGTAAGTTATCCAGTTGTTCTGGAGTTAGAATTATACCATTTGGAGTAAAAAGTTCTCTTAAGTGTGCCGGAATTATTCCCTGGAATCCCCAATTATTATATGAACCTATATACACTTTATCATTTACCATTGCAGCAATATATTTCTTAGTTGAGCACAATGACTCTCTTCTAAAGGTAGCGACTTCTAACCAAATCTTATTTAAGTGAATGGTATAATGTTGAAAATAAGGTGTGACCAAGGGAATCATTTCGTAATTAGAATCCTCTATCAGAGTTTTATCTGATTCAATAATTCTATGCCAAAAAGCACATTGAAAACAAAGTTGTTTTTCCCTCATTAATTGAGGTACTGTTTTGGCTAAATCGTAATCATCCAAATTTAAGGGTGCATTACATAAGTGACATGTGAGTTTCTCTTCCATATTATTATAAATTTTATATAAGATAATAGAACTCCTAACTATCATCCAGATAAGGTATACGCAATACTTTCTTTTCTTTAATGAACTTTAAAATATAACGTTATGGATAAGTTAACTAATGAAATGATTGTGGCTCTGGCCAATGATTTAGGACTGGAGCCAGCTCTTTTAAAGGCAGTACAACTGGTTGAAGGAGCAGGTAGAGATGGATTTCTAGTAGATGGTAGACCTCAAATTCTGTTTGAAGGTCACATTATGTACAAAGAAATCAAAAATAAGTTCGGTTTAGACAAGTCAGTAGCTGCTCAAAAGAGTTACCCTACGATTTGTTTCCCAAAATGGGATAAATCGAAGTACTTAGGAGGAGCAAGTGAGTACAAAAGACTCGAAATTGCCAAGAAAATCGACGAAGAATGTGCTTTGAAGTCAGCTTCTTGGGGAATGTTTCAGATTATGGGCTTCAATCACAGCTATTGTGGCTGTAAAGACGTCTTTGAATTCGTGAAAAAGATGCAGGAATCTCATGAAAGTCAGTTAAAACTCATGTATTACTACATGAATAATACCAGTTGTTTGAAAAATCTGAAAGAACATGACTGGGCAGGCTTTGCTCGGAAGTATAATGGTCCTGGTTATGCTGAAAATGCCTATGACCAGAAGTTAAAAAACGCTTACGAAAACTTTAAAAACAAGATATAATGAAGGTAATTTACAACAAATTCATCCCTTTCAAGGGATACAAGGCAATGAACCTATTCGGAATTGTCTTTGTGAGAAAAGGTGCTAAGTTTGATACTTATGATTACAACCATGAGCACATTCATCTCAAACAAATGCAAGAGATGTTGTGGGTATTCTACTACTTATGGTATGCAATCGAGTACTTAATCATCATGTTCTTTGCTAAGTGGAACAAACAAAGCGAAAGATACCATGATGTAAGCTTCGAAGAGGAAGCCCATAATAATGACCACGACTTGGAGTATATCCGAACTCGTAAACATTATTCCTGGGTTAAGTATGTAAAACTTAGAAGCTACAAGAAATGAATGTATTGGGAGTATGTGCAGGGCAAGGTGCCCTGCTCTTCCCTTTCAGAAAACATCTGATTGGGAATATAGAAGTAAGAGGAGTATTCCATACTCCTGGTGAAGAGCAATGGAAAGCTAATTTTGGTGATATACCATTCTACAAAGGATATAACTTACCTCAATTTGAGGAGAGAGTAGATGTTATTATATCATCCCCAGACTGTGGAGCATCATCCATTATGAGGCTTTCAAAGGTAAAAGAATTGGGTAATCCTAAGGATAACAGGAGTTTAAATCTAGTAACTGCTGCAATATTAGAATATAAGCCTAAGATTTTTCTTATTGAAAATCTTCCTCGTTTGCTATCTTTGCTTCCTTATGAGTTCTTTAATTTAACCTTTAAGGACTATAAACTTATTTTTCATGAAAGGTCAGTTTCTGACTATGGGAACTCTCAAGTATCAAGGAAACGTCTAATCATCATTGGAGTGCATAAGAAAACCGGTAAGAAATACTTGAATGCTTTTGATGAAGTATTCCAAGTAAAAACTCCAAAACTTACTAGAGACTTGCTCTTTGTATCTCCTTACGGGAGTAATTATAATATCCCAATAGAAAAAACTTTGGCGATGTATGATTATCGAAAACTCCCTGAAAAGAAGAATCTGACTGTTGAGAAGATTCAAGTATTATGGAATAGTGCTTTCAAGAACGAGAAGAAATGGCCCATTAAAACTGCAAAGATGAGTACTCTCCCGGGAGTATATCGATTAGAATTAGATAAACCACCTCTAACTTTAAGACCTGCAGATAGGCAATTTAGACCCGATGGGTATCCTCTTGGGATTAATGATTTCAAGGCAATTATGGGATTTCCTAAAAAATTTAGGATTTACATTGACCAAGAAAATTACCTTTATTGGTTAAACAAGGCAAGGTATACAATTGCCAAAGGTTCGGTATATGAGGTGGGGATTTGGTTTAAAAAATGTATCAAAAGGGTCTAGGTACACTTTCATGTTAATATATACTAAAGTATATATTACTCCAAACTGCCCTTTGAAAAATATAGATATATAATATACTACGTATATATATCTATATTTTTATATACGTATATAGCTATTGTTTGTAGTAGATATTGGATATATGTTTTAGGATATAGGAAATTTATCTCACTACGTTCGATAAAAGGTAATCGCTTAGCGATTACCGATAGTTAGTAATAATTAAATTTTTCGTGATGATGAAAACAGATAAAAACAAGTGGAAGAACTTTGTGTTCCTTTTGCTTCTAGGATTTACTATTTACCTTTGCTTCAGGAATTACAAACTGAATTCATATATCAGTCAACTTCCTGATTCATCGGTCATTGGCATTCCTGATACAATCAAATTGAAAGAGAACTTCAAGCCCCAATCACCCTATACACAATTGGTTCAGCCCCAGAGAATTCTTCTCTACGACTTCTATCGAAACAGTAGCAATTCGACTAAACCCCAGGCTTCTGATTCAACAGCGGTTACTTCGAATAGGATTAGTAGAGAAGATTCTCTGGTCCAATTTACCTTGGATAAAAACCAATTGAATCTAAGTTTATTCAACAAAGAAACAAACTCCTATTCAACGAGAATGTTTAACATGGACTTAGATAAGTATAAGTACAATTGGTATGAAGGTCAATTAACTCAAAAAAGAATTAGAAAACTAACTCTAAGTCCATACGTTTATGGTAAATATAGGGTCTTTAATCAAATGTTAGACATAGGGACAGGCCTTTCAATCAAGACTACTAATTTCAATTATAAACTTGGTATAAATGCTTTTCATTATCCGAAGTTCTTTTCGGGAATAAAAGCTGACTTAGAGTTTTCAGTAACATATAACTTTTGATTATGGCAAAGAGGATTAACATAGAAACTAACACATCTGCTCTTACAAGGGAAGAACTAGCAACACTTGCTAAAGTTAGTAATGATGTTTTTTACTTTAGCCTTTTCACTTATGTGATACACCCTATGAGGGGAAAGGTAAGATTTGAACTTTACCCGTATCAAAAATCGGTTCTGTATAACTTCGTAAAAGAACGTTTCAATATTCTGCTTAAGTTCAGGCAAGCAGGTATTACGGAGCTTATATCTATGTACTGCCTATGGTTGGCAATGTATCATCCTAACAAGAAGATTAACATTATCTCAATCAAGGACACAACCGCAAAGAAGGTACTTAAGAAGATTAAGTTCATGTACAAAAACCTGCCATGGTATTTACAGACACCGATTATAAATGGTCGTTCGGGAGAATATGGTTCTGCATCAATGATAGAGTTCGATAATGGCTCATTCATAGAATCTATCCCAACGTCTTCAGAAGCCGGTCGTTCAGAATCTCTATCCTTACTGGTAATTGATGAAGCAGCAGTAGTTAGATGGGCAGCCCAGATTTGGGCAGCCGCTTTTCCTACTCTTTCCACTGGTGGAGCTGCTATCATCAATTCCACTCCTTATGGAGTTGGTAACTTCTACCACTCAACTTGGGTTGATGCTATTGCAGGTGGAAACCCATTTAACCCACTACGATTGTATTGGCAAATGCACCCAGAACGAGATATTAATTGGTACAATGAAATGTCTTCTGCTCTTGGAACAAAAAGAACTGCACAAGAAATCGATGGTGACTTCTTATCATCTGGAAATACGGTCTTCGACTTAGCTGATATCAAAGCTATCGAAGACTGTCTTAGTGATTATCCGGTTATTAAGAAAAGATTCAATGGTCAATATCGGCAATTCTTAGAACCAGCACCAGATAAGGAATATTTCATTGGTGCTGACGTTTCAACTGGTAGGTCTTCTGACTACTCTGCATTTACTTGCATGGATAAACAAGGAGAAGAACAAGCAGTATTCAAAGGTAGACTTTCAGTAGATAAGTATGCAAGGTTACTTGGAGATACAGGGCATTTGTTTAACTTTGCTACCATTGCTCCAGAATCCAATGATGTTGGATTAGCAGTAACTTCTGCTCTTCAAACTGAAGGTTATCCTAAACTGTATTATTATCAGAAAATGCTTAAGAAGAAAGGTAAATCTAGACCTGAGGTAGATAAATCTCCAGGATGGTTAACTACACAAAAGAACCGTTCTGTTATTGTAGAGGGACTTGAACAGGATATTCGAGAAGATAATATTACTGTTAAAGACCCTTTCTTTGTTCAAGAAGCATATACCTTCATATATGATGGTTTAGGTAGGCCAGTTGCAATGGGTAAGCATAGAGCTAATAATTCTACAGTAGATGTAGACCTAGAGGGAGATGTATATGCAGATGACTCTATATTCGGTAAAGCAATCTGTAATCACATAAGAAAAGGAAAAACTAACGTAATAGTACAACCGAAATGAAAAAGCTCAATTTTAATTGGGGTTGGGGTAGAAAGAAAGACCCACCTCCTGAATCAAACAAGGAGCCAAGCAAGCCAAAAGCTGCTGCTATATCTCCTGGTAGAGTATCAGTAGATGAAGATAACTCTTTACTCAGTACTCTGAAAGGGATGACCGTAATGGTAGATCCTTCTTTTCGTGTTGAAGTAATCCCTTTGATTCGTGATTTATATAAGGTAAATCCGGATATGGGCATTGCTTTGCAGGATATGTTTAAGTTGGCAAACACAGGTCATACGGTAACATTCCCAAATAATTCAGATGCCGAAGCAGATAAGATGAGAAAACATCTTACCGAAGCTACAAAGAAATGGTCCAGGTATACTGCTGGTATAGACGGTCTAGTTAATAAGATGATTGTACAATGCCTTGTTAGTGGAGCTATATCTGTTGAAGGAGTTCCTAATGATATGCTAGATGGTTTGGACACAGTCTTATTCCTTAGACCAGAGAACATTGTTTTCAAAAGGGAGAACAATGGAGTATATTCTCCTTACCAGAGGAATAAGAATTACTTTGTTAAGCACCAAGATTATATCAAACTAAACCCAGAAACTTATGTGTATGCTGGTATGTTTAATGATACCGATGAACCTTATGGGATTCCTCCTTTTATGGCAGCATTGGATTCATTAAAAGGTCAACATGATATGAAGGTTAACTTCAAACACATAATGGAGATGGTTGGTATGGTAGGATTCTTGGAAGCTAAGATGACTAAACCAGACCAGAATCCTAATGAAAGCTTACAAGCTTACCAGAATCGTCTTGAACGTACACTAAAGGATTTGAAAAGAAATCTTCGTAATGGCATGAAGGACGGAATAGTAACGGGTTATATTGATGACCATGAGTTTAAACTCAATTCAACTACCAAAGAGCTTGGTAATATTGAGAAACCCTGGAACATGAATCAGCAATCAGTTGCAAATGGTTTGGGAGTTAATGGAAACCTTATTGGAGTTAGTTCAACAACGGGAGAGGGAGCAACGGGTATAATGCTGTCTAAATTAATCAGCCAGTTAAAAAATATCCAAATGCTTGTAACTTATGTATTGGATTTTCTTTATTCTCTAGAACTGCGTCTGGCAGGCTTTGATAATAAGGGAATAAAGATATCATGGGGAACTTCAACTATCTCTGATGAAGTTAAGGTTCAACAAGGTCTTCAGTATAAAATCCAAAACCTGGATTTATTATATAAGGCGGGTATTATTAGCCAAGACCAATATGCTTGGGCAATGGGTTATGATTCTCCTGATGAGAATGAACCAAGAGTTTCACTTGAGGACCAATTTGCTAAAGGCGGTAACTCAGACCCTCAAGAAGGAACTAAGAAGAAGCAAAGGCAAGATGATAAAAATCAATCTGCTCGTAGGTCAAGAGATAAAACTAATCCGGCTCCATCTCGTGGAGACCAAAATACAAAAGCAAGATGAGTAAATTTACTAAAAGAAACAAAGAGCATCTTGATTCAATGGTGATTGGCCAGGGTCATACCATTATGGCTGGGTATATCCCAGAAGCAGTTGGAGCCCAGGCTTTCTCAGAGAATTATTACAAATGGAAGACTCCGACACCGGATACCATTGCTCAATTTGGATTTTGGGGAGGAGATATAGATTATAATACCTATTATCCAAACCTTGATAAATCGGAACTTACTCCGAAGGACGAAGAGTTCATAGAACCAATGTTTAGGTTACTTTCTGAAACGATTGTATCCAAGAACTGGAATCCTACTGACTTTGGTCAGAATGGAGTACTTAAGGCTTCCATGAAAATGTTACTCGGGCAAACAGTAAATTGCGACCATGAAACAAATATTGGTAATGCAATTGGAGCTGTATCTCAAGTAATGTGGCAGGAGTCTTATAAGGATGGAAGCTTTACTATACCTGCAGGTATCAACGGTATTTTGAAGATTGATGGTAAAGCTAACCCAAGAATTGCTAGAGGTATTCTCATGGAACCTCCTTCAATTCATAGTAACTCGGTAACAGTACAGTTTAAGTGGGATAAATCACACCCAGGAATGGAAGATGGTGAATTCTATCAAAAACTTGGTACTTATGACTCTAAAGGTGAAATGGTTCGTAGAATAGTTACTGAGGTAGTTCGATATATGGAAACATCCCTGGTATCTCATGGAGCTGATTCATTTGCTCAAAAGATTGGTGAAGATGGTAAAATCATTAATCCAACCTTTGCAAAAAGAACCTGGTCTTCTTATGAGGAATATCGGGATGACAAGTCCAAACAGTACTTCTTTACTGACTACAAAACGGATTTCAACTCATTCCAAGAAAAGGACAATACTCCAGATTCTTTTAATGATAATGGTACCCAAGAAAATCATAATCCTAATAAAGAAAATATGAACAAAGAATTGCAAGAATTTTTAGAAAAGCTTTTCGGAGATAACATGTTATCTCTGGCAGAGGGCAAAGAAATGACTCAGGAAGAAGTTATTTCTTGTATTCAAAGCTTGGTATCATCCAAAAACAGTCTTCAGACAACGGTAGATAATCTTACTACAGAGAAATCTTCTCTTACAGAACAGATTACCAACCTGAATGCAGAAGTTGCAAACTTGAAGGAAATGGCAACTGTAGGAAAGAATCACATTGCTTCTCTCCGTGAAAATGCTGTTACTACTTACAAGAAGTTGATGGGTGACAAAGCCGATGAAACTATTGTTACAATGTTGAATGCCGAAACTACTGGCATCGTTACTCTCATCTCCTTAACTAAGGATTATCAGAGTCGTCTGGAAGAAAAATTCCCAATGGTATGTGCAAGCTGTGGTTCTCATGATGTAAGCCGTGCTTCTTCTGTTGCAGAGACTGATGAAAAGACTGGAACTCAGAAACCTGCAACTACTTCGAATGCAGAAGCCAAGTCTACTTCGGAAACCCTCGAAGACTTGTATAAGAAGAAATTCAAGTAATAATCGATAAATATCACTGTTATGACTAAAATCGTAAACAAAGACCAGCCAATGACGCTGTTTGGGGAAAAGACCCCAAGAGCGGTGATTTACAAAAGTGAATCACACAAATTGCACCAAGCTTTCTGTGTAAAAGATGGTGAAACAATTTTGCAAGGTATGCCGGTAGCTCTTGGAGAGGACGGTTTAATTGAACCTTACACTGAACCTACTCAGGTATATATCGGAGTGGCAGTAACCGACAATGTAAATCCTGCTTACCAAGCACAGAACAAATTCCCAGTAGAGGTAACTGTTGCTGTGGAAGGTTACATGATTTGTAACTGGGTATCTAATGCTGCTGACTTAAAAGCAGGATATGTAGTTCCCTCTGGTGACTTACTGAACGGCCGATTTGTAAAAGCAAATCAGTCAACAAATGCTACACCTTTCATTGCCATCACACCTGCAGATGAGGCAAACGAGGTAATTCAAGTACTTATTAAATAAGAGAAGAAGAAACATGGAAAAAGTTGATATTTCAAAATTGAAGAGAGAAGACTTCGCAAAAGAACTTCCTCAAATGGTACAGCAGTTGGATGCTTACCGTCAAGGTTCACAGAACAAAAAACCTGTGGACATCACATTAGGTGAACTTACAACTGGTAAATGGGGTATTACCCAAGATGAATTGTTCGAGAAGTTGGATATCAATCCGAAAATCGACACAATGGAAAACATCTTCACGATGCCTCAGCAAGATGTTCGTTGGATTGTTCCGGAAATCATTCGTTCTGCTATCACTCTTGGTATGCGTCAAGCTCCGTTCTATCCGGAGATTATTGCATCTGACCAGTCAATCAGTGGTCTTAGCGCAATCATGCCGATGATTAATATGTCCGATGCTGCACCTGCAAAGGTTAACGAAGCAGAAACTATCCCATTGGGAGATGTAAGCTTTGGACAGAAATCAGTAAGTCTCTTCAAAATTGGTAAGGGATTCAAACTTACTGATGAAGTTCGTAACTACGTATCTCTGGATGTATTGGCAATCTACCTTCGTGACTTCGGTGTTCAGCTTGGTTATGCAATGGATACTCTGGCAATGGATGTTGTTATCAACGGTAACAAACCCGATGGTTCAGAATCTGCTCCGGTTATCGGTGTATATGAAACTACGAATGGCATCACTTACAAAGACTTGCTACATATCTGGGTAAGAGCTGCTCGTATGGGACGTAATTTTACTACTATGATTGGTGGTGAAGACCAGGCAATCGAAATGCTGAACTTGCCAGAATTCAAAGAACGTCATTCTGGTACAACTGAAGCTACACTGAACGTGAAGTCTCCGGTACCTAAGAATGCTAACTTCTATATTCACCCGGGAACACCTGACCAAGGTTTGCTGTTGATTGATACAACTGCTGCTTTGATTAAACTGACTGCAAAACAGTTGATGCTTGAATCAGAAAGAATCGTATCAAATCAGACTCAGGCAATCTATGCTACTCTGACTACAGGCTTCTCTAAGATGTATCAGGATGCTGCATTGATTCTGTCTGCAGAGAAGAAGTTCTCAGAATTTGGATTCCCCGAATTTATGAACATTGACCCGTATCTCTTGGTTAACCTTGAGTAATAATACACCTGGTTTATTTTACAAATAATTCCATTTCTTGATGGGGTAGGTTTTGCGAGGACCTACCCCTAATTTTAAACATCTAAAAACTTAGTAAAATTATGGATAAATATAAAGTAACTGTAGGTGCTAAAGCTTACAGCTTCCATGACCAATCTACAGGTATTACAATTTGTAGAGGAGAAGAAAAAGAATTGAGTGCTCGACAGTACAGAACTAAAAAGATTCAGATGGCTTTGAATTCAGGTCACCTGCGTTTGGTTCTTGATAAGAAAGCTGTCGACAAATACTCCAATGATGACATCGATAAGTTGGAAAAGAAACTGAATGCTCAGTTCGAAAAAGGTATGGAAATCAAAAAGATTGCCAAAGCCTATACTCTCGAAGAAGCAACCCTTATCGCTGCTCGTCACGAAATTGTTGCCGACAAAGGTGATACAGTTGAAACTCTGATTCAGGTTCTGTTGGAAGAGTTCGAAGAATCTAAAAAATAAGATACCATGGACAATCTAGACTTTGTAGCTATTGCGAATGGTCTGGAAGTTTCATTTAGAGTATTAACCAAAGTCCCAGCCAAGGCCATTTTTGACTGGGACTTTGGTGATGATAAGGGGTCCGTTTATGATGTTAAACAACCTACTTATACTTATGAAAAGTCCGGATTCTATACAGTAGCGTTGAACATAACGAACTCCGAAGGACTTAACTTAAATGCAACTAAAACCGTAATTGTAAATACCGAGTCTAAAACTACATTAACCGATAGTATATATAACCTAATCAATTATTACATTCCTTCAGAAATCTCAGATGGTATGTCATCAGAAGAGAAAGCAATGTACATAACTAAATGGCAGTTATATATCCAACCGCTAGTAAATCATATTATCCCACTGGATAAATATAATGATGAGTTAATGTATGAAGCTCTAGAAAACCAATTAATTATGGAATTGGCAGCATGGGATTATCTCAATGTTAAGCTCCTTAATTTATTAACAAGTACAGGAGAATACCTAAGTCAACTTACTTCAACCAAAGAACAAGTTGGTGATGGTTCTTCTAAACCGGAACAAGCTCGAGGTGATAGAATCAAACAAATCACAACTGGGCCTACTGAAGTACAGTACTATGATACACTTGCCGATGCAACATCTTCCCTATGGAAAACATTTTCTCAAGCAATGCAACCTGGTGGTATCATAGACGAGTTAAGAAAAAACCTTTGTATGTTAGCTGGACGATTGGAAATCTACTTACCATTCTGTGACCAAGCAAGTCATGTAGTAGTTCCAAGAGTAGTAGACAGAAGAAGACCTGGATTAATAGATGGGCCAAACCCCAGCTCTCCAGTAAAACGTAATGGTAGAACCTTAATTAGAAAACGATGACCAAGACTCCTCATAGATTGGTTAAGAACCGGTCTTGGGATAGATACAAGAAGATTATAAATGATTTCTTGGATATAGATGCTGGTAGGCAAACTATAACTTGGGCAAAGAATGTAAATCAACTCCTAAGTCATGGAGAAGATGAAATCCCTAAATATTATAATATACCAATCGAGGCATTATGTTATTACAATGCCTTCAGAAACTGGCCTATTAATAAGGCAACAGTAACTGGAGAACTCGATGATGAGAATTTATCAATACTGGTTACTAAATCATATATAGAACAACTGGGACATTTAACTCCAGAAGGCTATTGGGATTTTAACTGGTCTGAAGATAGGTTCGTAATTAATGGTATTACTTATAAACCTTCTGGAGATACACAAGTTGCTCAGGCCAAGGATGAAGCATTAGTCTTCATGGTTATCCTAAAAAGGGACCGAGATACCAAAATACAATTCGTAGAATAAAATTGAAAAGTATATGGCAAAGATGTTAATGTTACGATGGAAACCAATTAATACTGGGAACGGTATTTGGTTTGACAGTAACCTGATTGTCTTGAACGGTACATCTGGAGTACATATTGAAAGTAAGAAAAGTAATTTGGACGTTACTACATTCCAGTCCATGACTGGAGGTAAGTTCGTTACTTGCTTTCAAGATTACTTTGGAGAAGTTTGGGATAAGATAATACCTCATCCAGGTATTGGCCAGGTGATAAAATTCCGTATCAATCAACTCCCAGATTATGCAATAATCAGAGGTGATATTGAAGACGGGGGAGACCCAGACCCAGAACATCCAGATATTCCAATGAATGCCTTCTGTGGAAAAGAGGGGGAACCATTCAGAGATAAGAATTCTGACTTCTTCTGTGGTAAGCAAGTAATCAATCCTTAAAATAATAATGATATGTACGTAAGTAAGTATTACACAAATGAAGAAATTGACCAAAGACTTTTACAGGGTTATTTCGATGACTTCGTAAAGGCTGGGTTTGCTGGAACTATTAATGAGTTCTGGGCATTCGTTCTTTCTATTGCCAATAAGGTAGATAAGAGAGAAGGATACGACTTATCTAAAAATGACTTCACGGATAAACTCAAAGAGAAACTGGAAGGCATTGAAGAAAGAGCAAACTACATCACTAAGCTTTCTCAGTTGGAGAATGATACTAAGTTCCAAACTGAAGAACAGGTAAGACAAGCTATCAGTGATTTGATTGATGGTGCCGATGATGCACTTGATACATTAAAGGAATTGGCAGAAGCATTGGGAAATGACCCTAACTTTGCTACTACAATTACCAACAAACTAACGGATTTACGTAATGCACTGACAGATGAAGTTAACCGAGCTAAGGAGGAGGAAGGGAAACTGAGTACCCAAATTAGTGAGGTTAACTCTAATTTCATTAAGGCAGTGGATTTACTTAATGATAAAATCGACACTGCAGTTACTAACCTTATTAATAAGATAGATAAGATAGAAGCAAAAGTCGATAAGAATACTGCTGACATTGCAGACCTCAGAAATGAAACTACTGGTTCATTGGCAGAAGCTAAGGCATATGCTAAAGACTTGGTAGATAAAGAAGCTGAGCTTCGTAAAACGGCTGACGATGCTTTATCAGAAAGTATTCACCAACTGAATACATTGCATATCAATGATAAGGCAGAGCTCAAACAAGACATTGCTGCAGAAGCCCAATTGAGAGCAAATGCAGATGCAAACATTCAGTTGAAACTCACTGAAGAAATCACTAATCGTCAAACTGGTGATGCTGCCTTAGAAAGTAAACTTTCTGATGAGGTAGTAAATCGTAAAGCTGCCGATGAAACTCTTCAGAATTCAATTACCAAAGAGGTAGCTGACCGTACCAATGCAGATAATACCCTCCAGGTAAACATTGATAAAGAGGCTCAAGCTCGGGAATCTGCAGACCAGGTTCTTCAGACTAATATTAATTCTGAAGCTGCAACTCGTACTGCTCAGGACCAAATCCTTGACCAGAAGATAACTGCCCTAAGTGAAAAGACTGATGGTGATAAGTCCGATGTACTTGCTGCAATTGAAGCAGAGAAGGAAGCTCGTATTGCTGCAGATGCTGACCTTAATTCCAAGAAGGTAGATAAAAGAGAAGGTTATTCTTTAACTGAGAATGACTTTACAGATCTCTTGCTTGCCAAACTGAATGGAATCGAGGAACATGCTAATTACATTACCTTGGTATCACAATTGGCAAATGATGCCGGTTATCAAACTGAAGCAGAAGTAGAGGCAGCAATTGAAAAGATTATTGGTTCTGCACCAGAAGTACTTGATACTCTGGAAGAGATTGCTAGGGCATTAGGTGATGACCCTAATTTTGCTTCAACTATCACCAAGAAGTTGGCAGCAATTACAGAAAAGGTAAACCAAGAGATTGAAGACCGGGAAGCTGCTGATGTAGTCATCCAGGCAAATATAACTGATGAAGAAACCGCAAGAATTGAAGCAGATGCTGCTCTTAAGGAAGAACTTAAAGAGTATGTAGATAACTCGGCTGCTACTGGAGATACTGCTCTTCAAGTAGTTAAAGATAACCTGGCAAAAGAAATTCAAGACCGTAAAGATGCTGATGCTATCTTGCAGGCAAATATCGACAAAGAAACTGTTGATAGAAAGGAAGCAGATAAAACCCATACCGATAACATTGCTGCTCTTACTCAGAGAGTTTCGGATTTGGCTTTATCAATGCAGGATGCTATCAATACAGTTAAGAACGAATTGACTGCTCAGGTAAATGCTAATACCACGGCTATTGCTACTAACCAAGCAAATATCACAAAGAACTCTGAGGCAATCACTGCCATGAATAAAACCATTGCCGATAACTACAAAGAAGTTAAGGACATGGTTAATGAGGAAATTGTGGACCGTACTAATGGCGACAGTAATCTGAGTTCTCGTATTGATACTACCAACATTGCTTTGGGTACAGAAACAGCTGAACGTAAGGCAGCAGACCAAATCCTTCAAGTAAACCTGGATAAGGAAATTGGAGACCGTAAGTCTGCAGATACTGCATTGGAAACTGCTATAGACGGCAAGATTCAAACTTTAACGGTTGAAGTTGGTGGGCAATTAACTATCCTTACTAATAAGATTAATGGAGAGATAGATGAAAGGAGAGGTGCTGATATTTTATTAGAAGAGAAGATTAATTCCCTAAAGAAGGAATCTAATGAAAAGGTAGATGAACTTAAAACAAAGGTAGAGGCTAATACGGTAGCAATCAATACTGAGAAAGACCGAGCAACCGCTAGAGAGAATGCTATACAGGCCAATTTGGATACTGCAATAGCAAATCATAAAGACGAAGTAAATGGCTTATCTAAGGATATCTCCGATGAAGCTAATGCTCGTTTAGCAGGTGATACTGCTCTTCAGGTAAATATCGATAAAGAAGTTACAGACCGTACCAATGCAGATACCTTATTAGATAATAAAATTGCCCAAGAAGTATCTAATCGTACAACTGCTATCCAAGGTCTTGAATCTAAGAAGGTAGATAAAGTAGATGGCAAAGTACTTTCTTCAAACGACTTTACCGATATTCTTCTGAATAAACTTAACGGTATTGAAGAACATGCTAATTATATAACTAAAGTTTCTGAACTTCTGAATGATTCAGGATTCCAAACCGAAGCTGAAGTAGAAGCTGCAATCCAGAAAATCATTGGTTCTGCTCCGGGTGTATTGGATACACTTGAGGAAATTGCCAAGGCTCTTGGTGATGACCCCAACTTCGCAACAACTATGACTCAGAAGTTAAATGAGTTAACTACGAAGATTGAGACAGAAACTGAAAAACGAGTTGAAGGTGATGCTGCTTTAGATGCCAAGCTTACTACTCTAAGTACTACTCTGACCAAGACAGTAGAAGACTTAAGAACCTATGTTACTGAAACTCGTACTGAATTGTTGGCAAGAGCAAATAACCAAGATGCTCTTATCACTCAGAATGCTGCAAACATTCAGAGAAATTTGGAATTGATTCAGGGTATTCAGAATAATATTTCTGGTTCTTATCTGGAAGTTAAGGCTTTACTTGAAACTGAGATTGCTGCTCGTAAGGCAGAAGACATTCGGTTGGAAGGTAAAATCGACCAGAATACTGCAGACCTGGGAACAGAAAGGGAAGAAAGAAAAGCTGCTGATAAGGCTCTTCAAGATGCTTTGGATGCAGAAGAAGCTGCAAGAACTGCTGCTGATACTGCCCTGGGAGTTCGTATTGATACCGAGATTGCAGAAAGAAAAGCTGCTGATAAAACTCTGCAAGATAATATTGATGCCGAGGAGTATGCAAGAACTCAAGAAGATACTCGTCTGAATGCTCGTATCGATAAAGAAGTTACAGACCGTACCAATGCCGACAATGAATTAGGTACTCGTATCGATAACGAAGAAGATGCAAGGGAAGCTGCAGATACTACTTTGCAGGATAATATCGATGCTGAAGAGACTGCCCGTACTGAAGCCGATACTACTTTGCAGGATAATATCGATGCTACCAATGCTCATACTATCAATACTCATCGTTTGGATTCTAACCCTATACTTAATGGTACTGATATCAAACTCGATGGCTATGTAAAGGCAACCGGTACTACTCCTGCAGATTTGGACGTAAAAGCAACAGATACTACTTCGGCTGCCTTTGGTAAAGTACAAAAACGTATTGAAGTTGATAAAGCAGATGCCGATTCTAAATTCAATAAGGTAAGAGCTGCAGTAGGTCTTACCAATGATTTGGGAATGCCAGCTCTTACTGATACGAACTATATGGGAGGTTCAGTAGATGTAGTTGATTCTTTGAAAAAACTTGATGCTCAATTAGAACCAATTATTGTCCCGGCAGCAGCATTCAATATATCTGCTTCGGCAACCTCAGAAGAGATTGCAGCAGTATTTACTGATGAATTGCTTAACGAGATTGCAAATAACACTACACACCGTCCTTATATATTGGTAGATACCGGCAACAATTTCTATCAACAATTTAGATTGAGTTTACAACTTAGTGGTCCTACTACTGGTGCCATTACTTTGAGATTCATGTATGAATTGGCAGGTATGGAGTTTTACAGAGAGTTCAAGAGAACTGCTCAAGGTGCTTGGTCTATTTCTACAGTAAGAGCTGGTAAAATTCTTATCGAAGGAGATGTAGTAAATAACTTAACTGCAGGTGGAACTAAGGTACCATTAAGTGCAGAACAAGGTAAAGCTTTGAAGGCTTTGATTGATGGTCTTGGAACTGATACTTCAGAACTGGAAACAGAACTCAAAGAATTAATCCAAACTACAAAGACCACTTTAGAAGCTTCAATAGCTACCGAGGTTCGGAATCGAAAAGATGCCGATACTGCCTTAGACACCAAGTTAACTACGGCTATCAATAAAGAAGTTCAGGATAGAATTGCTGCTGATACTGCATTGGGTACTCGAATTGATAATGAGGTAACTGCAAGAACAGAAGCAGATGCTGCCTTGAAAACTGAATTAACCGAGGACATACAAGGAGTTCAGGATGCCCTAGATGCCTTCATTGCAACTAAGGCACAAGCTAGTGGATTAGCTTCTCTGGATGAAAATGGTAAAGTACCTTCTGAACAATTACCCTCATATGTAGATGATGTAATCGATGTATATGCAACATACGATAAGTCTCCCACTGGAGATCTTTCTAATATCTCTCTCTTTGCAGATGCTGACCATAATACACCAATAACGGGAGAGGCAGGAAAGATTTATCAGAATGTAACTACGGGAGAACCCGGTTATCAATTCAGATGGACTGGTACTACTTGGTCTCTGATTGTTTCTGGTGGAGTAGTAATTGGAGAGATTACTGGTACTGCTTATGATGGAGCTAAGGGTAAGACTACTACAGACAATCTTAATGCTCTTATGGCTTTTAATCCTATACGATTAATCTCAATTGTTACAGATGCCTCTAAAGCTGCCATAAATTATGAAAGGGCAGATGGTACTGGTATCCAAGGATTACAAATTCCTACTGCATCATCTGCTAAAGCTGGTGTTATGGCTGCTGCAGATAAGGTTAAGCTTGATACTACTTTACCAAAACAAATCTCAGATGAGGTTACAGCAAGAACTGAGGCTATTAATGCTTTGCAAGGAGAATTGGCTGATGATATTGCTCAAGAGGTAGTAGATAGAAATTCTGCAATAGCTGCTGCTAAAACAGAACTCACTACTGCTATCAATAAAGAGGTATCCGACAGAAAAGCTGCAGATACTCAAGTAAGAACTGACCTTGAAGCTGCAGTTGAATTAGTTGCTGAAGACTTAAGAGGTGCAGATACTACTCTCCAGAATAATATCACTAAAGAAGTCAATGACAGAAAAGGTGAGATTACAAGAGTAGAGAAGTTAATTTCAGATGAAGCTGCAACAAGAGCTCAAGCAGATACTACTGTAAATGCCAAAGTAGATTCCCATATTGGTAATAAATCTAACCCTCATGGAGTAACTAAAGCTCAAGTGGGATTGGGTAATGTTAACAATACATCAGATGCAGATAAACCAGTATCTACTGCTCAAGCTACGGCTATTGCAGATGCCAAGGCTGCAGGTACCAATGCTCAAACCAATCTTACTACTCACATGCAGAACATGAGTAATCCTCATGGAGTAACAAGAGACCAGTTGGGATTGGGTACTACTGCTGAGATTATCTTTAAGAAGGTATCTGCTCCTTCTGGTTTATGGAAAGAATCTGACGAAAGACTTAAGACTTTCATTAAACCATTGGAACATACTCTCGATGAAATCTGCTCTATACCTACGGATTCATTTATGATTCGTGGTAATCACGATATAGGTACAATTGCTCAGACAATCGAAAAATATTTCCCAGAATTAGTTTCTGAGAATACGGTTAAACCTGAAACAGTTCCTAATCCAGAAGCCTTCGAAAAGGTAGAAAAGGATGGAGAAACCTATATCCTGGTTAAAGAGGTAGATTATTCTAAGATGTCAGTATTGGCAATCGAAGGTATTAAACTTCTGAAAGCCGAGATTGATGAATTAAGAGAAAAACTTTTGTTCACAAACTTAGATTAATATGGGTGAGATAGCAACATGGAGTGCTGTCAAAACTAAAGTAGGCCTTGGTAAGGATTCAAACGAATGCCCTACCAAGGCTGAATTGTTGGCACTCTCTCCTACAGGAACAGGAGAAAATTACGTTGGCTTGGAAATATCCAATGCCAGTTCCTATGGAAATAATGAAACTGTACAGCTAAGCGATATTCATAAGGTAACCTACAAATATACTTTTAGTCAAGCTATATCTACTTTATCTTTTACAGCTTTAGGCGGTCAATCTACAAATGGTGGTAGTATATTTAATGTAATATCAACTAAAAGGAAATACTTAGATGGGATAGCTACAGGTTCTGATATAGAAGTAGCCTATTCAAGTGAGGATTTACCAGATTGGATTATATTTCAGGATAATGTGTTTAAAGCTTTAGAAAATACAGCCCTTAGTAGTAGAAACTATACTAGACTAAGTACTCAATCAGAATCTGGTAAAACTCTTTCCGGAAGTTTTACTCAAGCTGCAGCAACCCAATCTTGGGAATATACCCTATCTCATGGAGTATGGAATGAGACTGATGATCTCTATACGGCTATTGCTGGAGAGTATAGGACTTATTTAATGGACGAGAGGTCTTATAAACAAGAGAAACGAAACGGTAAAAACTATGGACCTCAAATCCCAGTACCAGTTACAGTATCTTCGGATTCTACTTGGCTTACTTTAAATCCTACTACGTTTGATGATATTAAAGCAGAGACTTTAATCCAAACCTTCCAGGAAAACAAAACTCTGTCAAGGAGGTATGCTACCATTACCTTTACTCAAGCCGAGTCTGGTAAAAAATTCACTGCTAAAAGGTATCAGGCAGCAGGCGTAAAAACCTATGGGAATATTACCATAACTCCTACTGGAGATGTACCAGATATACCTGCATCGGGTGGAGCATCTCATACTTTCCCCTACACTTGGACTCAGCCTTGGGGATGGAATGGTAAAACCAACGATGGAGGTACTTTAACTACCGGAGGTACAGAAACTTGGAATGCTTCGGTATCGGGCTCTAATCTTGGTACTACTGCAAAGGCTAGAACTAAACTTGGTGTTAGAACAGTAACTGTTACTTGTAATGGTAAATCTGGTACGGCTACTAAAGATGTATATCAAGCAGAAAATAAGATAACCAATGTAACTCAGGGTGCGTGGGTAGTTTCCATTTCTGCAAATCCTAGTACACTTACGGAAATGGGAGGTACATCACAAATCTCTGCAAGTGCAAGGGCAAGCAGAACTAATCATTGGTCTTCAGGTGCAACCAATGCAGCTTCCGATGCTACCGGTACTCCTACACTTAGTATACCTACTGCAGTAACCGGATTTAGTTTATCTGGTACTACTTTGACGGTAGCAGAAAATAAAACTGCAAATCAAAGAAGTGTAGTAGTAAGGGCAACTATGGATACCGTCTATGAAGAAGTTACGGTAACTCAAAGTGCATATCTAGTAGAATGGAGATATACATTAACTACTTCTACTCCAACGTTAAACTTTGATGCCTTAGGTACAACCAAATCTGGGACAATTAGTAGTTATCGTGAAAAATATATTAATGGTTCTTTAGTAGAAGGTTCACATGAAGGTGTTAATATCCAAGTTAAATCTACTTCTGCTGAAATACAAAGTGCTACTGCTGCTGTGGCTATTACCCTGAAAGAGAATACTACAACTCAAGCAAGAACTGGTACTGTAGTATATGAGCAGGTGGGTTCAGGCAAAACCGTAACCATTACTTGTAGTCAGGCCGCAGGTACAGTGGCCATTAGAGAAGAGTTGGTTATTAAGGAGAGTTTCCCTACAGCTCCAAATATTGGAGGAACTGTTAAAGCTTTAGTAAGGTCTGGTTATTGGGTCGTGGTAAATGGTAAAGATACAATTTGGCATGATGATACTCCTACTGTAAAAACTAAACCTAGTTTTGTAAGTAGTACTAGTGTAACTTATGAACTTGGTGTGGGATATCGTATAAGTGCTACTATGCCAGAGAATACTTCTGAATCTCAACTTAGTGGTAGTTTAAACTTAGAGTACGGTAGTAAAACTCGAAGTTTACGTGTAAAACAAGCAGGTGCTAGTGTTGCTTGGTCTTATGAACTAAAGGTAAATAACGGTACTCAAGATTTAAATCAACAAGTGCCTGCTAAGCCTAGTGGTACTTACTCTTTTACCATAAGTAGTAAAAGGTATAAGATTGTTAACGGTTCTGTTACAAGTCAAAGTGAAGATACTACTTGGACTACGTCTATACCGGGTTCTCCAAGTTGGATTCATGTAGAAGAGCAATCTAATACACTCATAGTAACCGTAGATGAGAATACAACTACTAGTCAAAGAAGTGCAGATATCGTTATATTTCAAACTGGTAGTAGTGATACTTCGATAACTTTGACAGTTGAACAACAAGCTGCAAGTATTACTTGGAATTATACCTTTAATATATTTCAGCCTTCATCCAAGGTACTGAATGTACCAGCTAAGATGATAGACCCCGATACTATTGTAGTTAATTCTTACAGAACGAAGGTAATCAATGGTACACAAACTTCAACTAAAGAATTTGTAGAAGTAACCATTGACCCAATCGAAGAATCCTGGTTAGAAGTTACCAAAAACAGTAATGACCAGACTCAAGCTGAGTTATTCGTAACTTGCTTAGAGAATAAAGTATCTTCAATTAGAAGTGCTACTGTAACAATTAGACAAGTAGGTACAAGTAATCTTGACCAAGTAGATATCAACCAATCAGCTGCAACTGTATCCTATAATTATTATATTGGTTTTAATGGTAATCCCGATGTAGGGGGATATTCCATGAATTGGGAATATACTCAGTTTGGTTCTAGTCATGGTCAATCTATAGATTTAAAATGTTGGAGAAAACTAGTAATTAATGGTATAGAATCTGATACTGAGGAAGCTGCAGAATACGAAGTTATTTTTAGTGGAGTTGGTATAGATTCCTTTACAGTTACAAATACACCGTTATCATATGACCCAACTATAACTACCGTAAGGGCATATCCTAAGTCTATCAATGGTTCGGTATTCGATTTAAAGGGTACAGTACAATATAGGATAGCCGATTACCCAAGTAAATCTGCTTATCTGTACCTTACTCATAAACCAGTAGCAACTGTAAAGAGGTGGACCTTCCAATGGTATGACCAAGTTGAAAGTGTAACTATAAAGAATGTAAGTCATGATTCTAGTGCAGGTAGCATTTCTCCTATAACCATAATTTCTAAATGTGAGTACTTACTTGCTAGCAATCAATCCCAGGTTGCCTATACAGAGTATATAAAACCTAATGAAGACGAAGATACTGCAACTCCAGTAAGTTGGGGTAGGTTAGTAGAAAACGGTCAAACTGCCCAAAACGATTATGACTACGCTTATTTGGTAGATGAGAATAAGGAAGATTATGATAGGCAGGCTACCAGGACCTTTACTCAACCGGGTAATCCATCAAATAAAAGGTTATACCTATACGTAACTCAGACTAAACCCGTAACTATTAAACAAGAGTTTCATGCAGAGTTGGGTAACTATTACTCTTACGGTGATAGTAATCAAATCCCCCTTATTTACCAATGGTACAGTCCAGATTCTTCAGATACTACTGATATAGGAGATATGACTCCTGGAGGATATACCGGAGTTTGGTGTAACTTACCTGCTACTGGAGTAATAAATTGCATGATTACTGGAAAGCCTCAAACTGGTAAACCTATGAAAGCTAGACTAAGTAATCTTCAAGCAAGAACCATTGAGGATTTTGATAGTAGTAGTCCCACAGAAATCAATAAGGGTTTGTCAGTAGGTTATTCTCAACAGGATTATCAAATAGGTATTGAATATTCTCCCGGTATGAACAATTATTTTTTGATAACTCCTTCAATACTTTCAGAAGGTGGAGCTTATGGTGGAGGTATAAGGTTAGAAGTAAGTTTAAGAAGTTCTTATTCTAATAATGGAACTACAATTGCAACAGTTACACTTACTCCAAAAAATTCTGACCATCCGACTATCTACTTTGAAGTAATCTACGGGTAAGTCTCTGTATTAGTAATAATACGATACTATAGCATTATTAATGTATATGGCCATATACGAATAAATTTAATTTTTATCAAAAATTATGGGAGTAGAAGTTAAATCTGGTGGTGAGGGCGTAATCGTCGCTAACCGCGGTTGTAATGATGGTTGCTGTTGTAATGGACGCAATTCAGGCTGGGGCTCCGGTTGGGGTGCAGTCGGTGGTGCATTGGTAGGTGGTGGTTTTGGTGCTGCTGCAGTTTCTGTATGGGACAAAATCAATGACACTAAAGCTGACATTCAGAAAGTAGAGTCTACTGTTCAGGAAGCAAAGGCAGGTATCTATAAAGATATTTCTGATGCTGCCAGAGGAGTAACTCAGGAAATCAGCGGAGTTGCAAAAGATGTTGCTGGTGTTGGTAGAGAAATCCTTAACAATCGTTTCACAACGGAAAGAGGACTTTGTGATTTGGGATACAAAACCAATTCCGATATCCGGGATTCTCGTGACCAAATGGGAGCAGGCTTCAATCGTGTTATGGACCGTCTTTGCCAGATGGAACATGAACAACAGAATTGCTGCTGCGAAACTAAGGGTTTGATTAAAGAAGTGAAGTCCGAATTGGCTCTTCAACTTGAACGTTGCTGCTGTGACCTCAAGAATGGCCAACAGGAAATCAAGTGTCTTATCGAGAACACTGCTAAAGACCAGGAAATTGCCCGTCTCAACCGAGTAGTAGATGCTCAGAGAGACCAGAACATTATCCAGTCAGTAGTTGCAGCTCTTAAGACTACATCCACAACCCCGGCTTAATAATGACCGTCGTCATTACGTAAGCCAGATTAGGAAGGAGTGCATCTTACATAGGTGTACTCCTTTTTTCGTTTATACCCACCTAAAGATAAAACGATATGGAAAGTGAAGAGATTAAGAAAGAACCAACCAATGGAAATCAACTAAAAGATTTTACTATTCAACTTACATTGCCTGCTCCCAATGCAGAGATAGCAAAGGAAGTAGCAAATAAAGCACAGTCACTCATTGACCCATTTGGATACTATCAATTCTTAAACCTGGTAGACTTTATGCAAAGGAATCCAGGTGCAGTATCATTTGGTTTAAACTTAATTAATAAAAGATGAACATGGAAGATTTGATTTTTTCTAAATTGCAGAAAGGTGATACCATATACACCTTAGAGAGAGACAGACGTTCTGGGTATCCAATCTTTGATACCGCTAAAGTATTAAAAGTTGGTGAGAGCAAACCAAGAGCTACTGGCCCAGATGGAAGCTTTACAGCAAATACAGAAATCTCTATTCAAGACTCTGTATCTGCGGTGACTATATACCTTCCTACAGATGCTGCAGAGGGTATTTATAATAATGTTTATTACACTACCGACTTACGCAATATCGTAAACGAAGTAAATATCCAAAGGACTACTGCTGTAAATATCCTCAATAACCGAGAGAAATATGAGGCAGTAGTTACTGAATGTGATAACATCTACCATATCATTGAAGGCATGTTAACTCCTCAGCAACAACCAGCTCAGGCTTACAAGCAAGAAGAGTTCGAGGCTTTTAAATCTGAGGTAGCAGAGAAGTTATCCATGCAACAAGATATTCTTATGAAAATTGCCAGTGAGTTGGGATTAAATAAGAATAAAGATGGCAAGCAGAAAGGTTAACATAAACCTCTCGAATAATCTATGTGATATTCAGATTTATGTAGACCCTGTTAAACAACGTCAGGCTGAGAGGTTGATTGCCAAGACTCCAAGTATCATGAAGCTCGGATACGAGTTAGGTACTAGAAAGTTTGGCAATCAACTTCTTCGTATAGTAAGGCGTAGTTTAAATAATGGTCTACCTCCACCTGGTTCCAAAGTTTCTTGGCCTCCTCATGCTACTGCTACACTTAAGAAGTATGGAGCACATACTTTATTAAACCTTACTGGTCAATATGCAAGGTCAGTTACAATGGTAACTCAGAAAGATAGAACCTTTGTTGGTCTTCCTCCAGGATTAAGGAAGATAACATACTCTGGTAGAACTTCTCGAAAAACACTTAACCAAATTGCTATCATGTTGGAGTATGGTAGTAGAGATGGTAATCTTCCACCTCGTCCTTTATGGAAACCTGCTTTCGAGGCAGCAGGTGGAAACGTAGTTTTAGAGAAAGAGATACGAAATCAATTAAGAAAAGAACTTAGAAAATATACAAAGTAATGGCAGATTTTGAAGCAGATAAAACATCTGGTACTGGTCCTGCACTCGTAATGGTACATCCGTTAAAAGTGAATGATACAGAAGCAGATAAAAAAGCCATCCTTACCATTACAGTTAATGGAGTACCTAAGACTGTAAATCTTATTCAAAAGAAAGGCAGCCTTAACTACGAATACAAATTAGAAGTAGATAAGGAAGCCATAAACATATTGGGTAAGGGTGGCTCTGATACTTTGGCAATCACTTCTCAACGTAGGGAAATGATTAATGGTACACCCCAAGGAGATTGGGAAAATGTAGAAGTTACAGCAGAATTCCTAGAGGAACCCCCATTTACTGCTGGACTAAGATTTACTGATAATGAAGAAAAGACTCTAGAGGTATCCATTACTTCTAAGAATCATACGGAACAGCTTCTCAGTGGAACTTTAACTATCAAGCAAGTTGGTGGTCTAACTAAAACCGTAATTGTAACTCAGGCAGCTGGTGAAGTAACCTATTCTTATAATATAGAACCTCATGTTAGTGTAAACTTAGGTAATACAGGATTAGAGGGTTCTTCTGGTTTTACAGTTACAGGTTATAAGTATAAATACATCGAGGGTAAAGAAGTAGATAAGAGTGTAGCTTCTTTTAAAATACCAGCTATTGGTGAACAAAGAGTAGTTAGTAATTCTATACCAACTACTTCAACTACAACTTATTGGGTTGATGGTTATGGTAATGTAGCTAATACTTTTATGTCTACTTTTTCAGGTACAGCTCATGCTAGACAATCTCAACTAGCTATATCATCTATATCTGGAGGTTGGGATGTAGAATTCTCTGATGGTGGCAAAGGTACATTTGGTATATTCGCAGTAAGAAGTTTATGATATGGTAAATGCAGAAGAAATCGTAGAAAGAACCTTTTATATCTGCCTATTACAAACAGCACTTAAGAAAGGTTTAACTCTTAACCCAGAAGACTACTTACCTTTATCACAGGAGAACGAGAAAAGATTTCAGGCAGATAAGGATGCTATGCCTAAATTCATTCCCATATACGGTATAGGTAACAATCAGGTTAAGGGTGCAAAGACATGCCCTAGAATTACCATTGAACTACAAGGGTTCTATAATGGTGATATAGGTGTGAACAAATATATCATTGGTGATAAACTAGAGGGTGGAAATTATCAAGCATCAGAATTTCCATACGAAACAAAAGATATAACTCTAGATATTCATCTGGTATCTAATACTCAAGCCGATATGAGGTTGCTTCATAATATTATGTATGAAGCATTACCTTCTCGTGGATACGTAAGACCTTATTATAATAACTTAGAAGAATGGGAAGATGGTAAGGTAGCACCAACCGGAAATCTATTTATAGAAATAGGTAATTACTATGACCACCCGGACGAGAATCATGGTCTACTTGAAAAGGTATATCAGTATACTTGTAAGGATGGTATATTACCTGAGAGACTTGCTGAAGAAGGTGAACTTGTACCAATTCAAGATATATCCGTATTGATGGGACTAACCGAAAAGCAAGAGTCAGATTTACTTAACCTTAACGTAAAATAGCTCAATACTAGAGGGTATTAAATAAATGAGTAATTAACTTAATTAGTATAAATATGCCTAATTCACCATCTGTAAATTTCGAGTTTAAGAACGATAACGTTCTTCAAACTACTCCTATGTTAGGAGTTTCATGTGTATTGGCTAGAACTACTAAAGGTCCATATGATGACCCCTCAGAACTTATCCAATCTTTCTCTCAATTCCAAAGAGTCTTTGGTTCTGAGATAGTACCAGATGGTTCTGTATCAAACATCGAAAAGGCTTTCAATGGTGGTTCTAAGCTTCGTATTATTCGTGTACTTGGTAAGGGTGCAACCAAAGGTGTAGTATCTGCTGCAACAAGAGCTAAAGCTGCATCTGCTCCTAAGGCTGCTGAAGACGGTTCTCCGGTAGTAGCTTCTGCAACTCCCGAGGAACCCACGGCTTCTACTCTTTTCAAGTTTACTTCTGGTTCAGTTGCTGTTGGCTTTGGTTTGGTAACTAAAGGATATGGAGACCCAGTTGGTAGTGCTGAAACTTTCTCTGTGAATATTTACAAACAGGCTAACACGGTTTACTATCAAGTAATTAGTGCTAATGGCCAGGTACTTGAACAAGGTCCAGTAGTAACCTACAAAACTGCAGATGATAACAATGATACTTCTGTAGATTACCTTGCTCTAAGTGCATTTGCAAAGAACTCAGAATACATCGTTCCGGTATTAACTGAAAAGACAGAGAACATCAAATCTTGGAACAACTTCATCAAATGGTTAACTGATGATGTAGATGGGACAAGAAACCCAATTGATATTAAACTCAATGGTGCTGCTATCACTGCCGATGGAGTAAAATTGAATGGTACAATTGGTAGTGCCGGTAGTACTCCTACGGCAGACGAATGGATTGCTTCTCTGGAATTCGTTAAGGATTATGTAGATGTATATCAAATCTTCTGTTCACACATTGACCAACATCTTGAAGCATCCGCTGATGTACTTAAAGTACACAAGGCTGCAGTAGATATGGTTAAAGAACTGCAAGAATATACCTACTACATTGAAGTACCAAAATATACTACTCACTATACTCAGGGTGACCAACCAAGAGACTTGAAATCAATCATCACTTGGATTCAGACTTGCCTTGGTACTGTAGGTAACAGTAAGTATGTTGCTTACTTTGGTGGTGGTATTAAATACTATAATGCCGATGGTAACTTGGTAGACTCAGATGTTCTGGGTACTATTGCAGGATTGGGAGATGCTTCTGCTTCTCAGTTTGGACCTTGGAAATCATTTGCTGGTATGAATCGGGGCATTATCTATGATGGTAATGGTCCAGTATGCCCAAATTATGGTTCCCCTTCAAGAACTAAGGAACTCAATGAGTTAGCACAGAATTATGCAAATATAATCTGTATCAAAGATGTTCCTAACCAAGGTAAACAAACTTTGCTGTGGCATTGTTTCTCTTCTCAGGTAAAACAGGATTCAGAAAGATTCCTTGCAATTGTAAGATTGAATCTGTATCTCAAAAAGAATCTTAGACCTATTCTAGAAAAGTATTTGGAAGAACCAAATATCTGGAACACTTGGAATAAGATTTATCTAGAAGTTAAACCAATGCTGGATAACTTGGTAGATGAAGATGCCATGTCTGAATACACCTGGATGGGTGACCAAGACGCTAACTCGTACAATGACTTATCGGTTAACAATGAAGCCGATGTTCGTCAAGGTAAATACAAAGCAATCCTGAAATTCAAGGATATCGTTCCGATGCAAGAAATCACTATGGGTATCTATATTGACCAAGCATCTAAGTCCGTATCCATTCAGGACGTTAACGAATAAAATTAAGAAAACATGGGAGCAAAAGTAAAGAATCCAAGAAAGAAATTCCTTTGGAGTATCACATTCCCTAAGCACCCAATCAATACTTATCTGTTCCAAACTTGTACTTTGCCAGATGTAGAGATTGACCAGGTTGCTCATGGAGACGTTAACCGGGACGTTAAAACTGCCGGTAGAGTTACTGTAGGTAACTTAGTAGTAGGTAAACTTTTAACTACTGCAGGTTCAGATACATGGCTTCATGATTGGCTTTATTCATGCCAAGATATGATTGCTGGTGGAGGTTTGGTACCAAGCCAATACTGGGAAAATGTAATCGTAAATGAACTTGCTGAAGATGGAGTTTCCGTACTTAACACCCACCTCTTCGAAGAGGTATGGCCATGTAAGATTACAGGATTAGACCTGGACAGAATGGCTTCAGAAAACACTATCGAAAGTATCGAATTCTCAGTAGGTACTGTAGATAAGTATTAAAAACGCTTAGTCTATTTTCACTAAGATTTTTAGGTGGGAGGGGTGGGATTCCTAGAAAGGGCTCACCCCTTTCTTGTTGTTACAGCGAACACTATGAACTAAAGTATAACCAAATAAATTATTTAAACATGGAATTAAATTGTAGAACACACGAGTTTATAACCCCAGCAGGTTATAAATTCTCAATCAGGGAACAGAATGGTGCAGATGAGGATATCTTATCTAATCCTATGGATGTAAGAAACCTTATGAACCTTACTAAGTTCATTCAGGCAATTGTAGTTGATACCGACTTTACTCCTAATCGTAGATTAACGGTAGAGGATGCAGACCGTATCCCTTTGAATGACAGATACTGTATCTTATTCCAATCAAGAATCTTCTCACTTGGTGATGAAGTAGAATTTGAATATGATTGGGGCCAAGAAGGCGGAGTACAAACTTACGGTCAATCATTAAGCGAGATGTTATTCGATAACTATGGAGAATTTCCTACAGAAAAGGAATTGGCCGAAAAACCAAACGCTATCCCCTATTATCCAGAACAAGGTAAGCTTACCGATTACGAAGTAACTCTATCTTCAGGTAAGGTAGTTAAATTTGATTTGCTTACTGGTGCAGGAGAAAGAATGTTGGTTACTTTACCAATAGAAAAACAAACTCGTAATGCAGCATTGATTGCAAGGAACTTACATCTTCAGATTGATGGTAAATGGGAAAAGGTAGAAAGCTTCCATTTATTTTCAGTAAGAGACATTGCAGAGATTCGTAAAACAATCTTTGAATATGACCCAGTCTTCGATGGTAACACCGATGTAGAACATCCAAGTATACCTGGAAGAATTGATAAATATCCTATAATGCTTTCACCGACTTTTTTCTACCTGACGGAAGCGTAGACCACCCAGGTACATTCACTTATATATGTAGAGCTGAGGTAGCCATTGACTATCTCAGCTTTTTGCGTCTTCCGTATCGAGAAAGGAAAAGATTTAAGGATATAGCCGATGAGTATTATGAAAACTTAAAAAAGAAAACTAGAAAATGATAGACAGAAGAAGCTTAGTCGAGGTCGGTGTTGCAATGGTATTAAGAGACCGATTCTCTAATGAGGCTGGCAGAATATCGAACTCATTTAGAACAATGATGAACGATATGAATACCTGGAATCGAGGTATTCAAATGTCAACTTCTAATGCTTTTGAGTTTGGAAAAGAATTGGTTGGAGGTATGGCAAGGGCCTACCAATATTCTGCAGGAGTATACGACCAAGTATTCTTAGCTTCTAAAATGTCTGGAGCTAATGCTGCTCAACAGGCAAGGCTAATGCAAGTAGCCAAAGAAGTCAATGAGGTAACTCCTCTTACTGCTGCAGATATTGCATCAGGCGAAAGGTACTTGGCAATGGCTGGTAACAATGTGGAGCAAATCGAAAGAATGATTGGCCCTGCAGCTAAGCTGGCTTCTATCTTCAGTATGCCTCTTGGTCAGAAAGGTGGAGTTGCTGACTTGATGACTAATATCATGCAGACCTTTAATATACCTTCACAGAATGCTACTCAGGTAGTAGACCAATTGGCAACTGCAGTAACCTCTGCAAATATTTCTCTAACAGACCTTGCCCAATCTTTCCAATATTCAGGAGCAGAATTTAGAAATGCCAAAATCAGTATGGGTGATGCAGCTGCAGCCATTGGAGTACTTGGTAATCAAGGTATCCAAGCTTCATCAGCTGGTACTGCATTAGCAAACATGATGCGCTATTTAACACTTTCCGTAACCGGGCAGAAAAAGGGAGGTGGTGAGATGCTAAAATCTTTAGGCATTGACCCAAAAACTCTAGTAGATGCCTCGGGTAATCTTTTGAGATTAGATAAGATTATATCTATATTGGGAGATAAACTTAGAGGTAAACGAGGAATAGATATCTCCTCTGCTCTGTTTAATATCTTTGGAGTTCGTGGTACAAGAGCTGCCTCAGCTTTACTTCAGGATTACTGGACTGGAGCTAATAAGCTTACTGAACTTATGGATAAGGTTGCAGGTGCAAGTGGTACAGTAGAAAATTTAACTCAAGAAAGATTACAAACTCCTGCAGGTATTATCGAACAGTTTAAATCAAACTGGGAGAACTTTATTGTAACTGCAGGTTCTACACTTGCCGAAGTTTTTAGCCCAGTACTTAAATTAGGTTCTGGTATCCTAAAGATTATTAACAGTATGCAAGAAACTTGGGCAGGTAAATTCTTGGTAAAGGTAGTTGCAACTGGTGCAGTAGTAGGTACTCTATATCAAGGATTTAAGTTTATTCAGGGTACTATCAAGATGATTAGTACCTTCCAGGCTTTAGCTACTTCAGAAACTAAGGGTATGGCAGAAGGTATGGTAAGAACTAATGTTCAAGCTTCAATCCTTGAAGGTCACATGAGAAATATCTCAGCAATGATGATGAGAATGACTGCTATGCAAATGGCTCCAGGTAAATTCTTTGCATTACCAATGGGAGGTACCATAGGTAAAACCCGAAAAGGTACTGTAGTAGCAAGAGATGCAAGAGGAAGATTTACTTCAATGAGTACTCTTGCAGGAGCAGGGGTTGGAGCAGCAGTAGGTTCTACTGTAACTAAAACTGCAGGCCAACAGATTGCTAAGAGAGGTGCTATGGGATTTGGTGCTAGATTACTTGGTGGTAGACTTTTAGGATTCTTAGGTGGGCCTTGGGGACTACTAGCTTCTATAGCTATTCCTGCATTAATCGAAGTAATCGGTGGTCTTACAAATTCTGTGGATAAGAATACTGAGGCTTTAACCTCTGAAGAAACTAAAGCTTCCATTCAGGATAGAAATCAACAAGCTTTTGTTGATGCCGTTAGGAGTGCAATCAGAGATGGATTTAAGGATTCAAGAATTAATATATCAGTAGATGGAAATGAAGCTGGAGACTTTGCTCCTGGTGGCCAACAAGATTTTACTGGTATATCATTGGGATTAAACTAAACAATCATGGCAAGAATATTAAATCAGATAGCAGGTGGGGTTGTTGAAAAATACAATGACCTCACTCGAGATTCTGCAGGAGTTCTTACTGGTCCTTTAAATAAACTTTGGAGGGCCAGAATCTATCTCAATAGGGCAACTTCAACCTTGCCTAAAGATACTGCAGATAAGGGTAAAGTATATGACCCAAATAACCCATTCGGACCCAGAGCTAATTCAAAGAATCCTAAGTTAAATCAAAGGATTCAGGCTCAATATCGAATGGAATTAAAACATCAAATAGAAGGTGGAGTTCCTTTTGGGTACGAAGAAATGGACCCGGCTAAAGGTCAGAATGTTACGAAGAATAAAGAACTCTTCTTGGTAATGCCAGAAGTAAGAAACATGAATCAGGTAGTGATTTATAATCTTACAGCTAGCCCATATCAATATATCACTCTTCAGAACAGACCACCTTCAATTGATTTCCGAGGAGAAACTACTTGGGCAACGATTAAATCAATGGGACGTAATACTCCCATGTACCATTATACTGGTAGTGAAGATATAATTCAATTCAATGTATCTTGGTTCTGTAATGACCCAGATAATCCAAAAGAGGTAATTACTAAATGCCGATTATTGGAAATGTGGACTAAGGCAAACTCTTATCAAGCAAGCCCTCCGATTTTAAAAATCGAGTGGGGTAGTTCTGGTATATTCGATAATCATCAGTACATTCTTACATCTGCAACCTATACCCTGAATAATTTCAGAAATGCCTCAAGGACTCGAGTAGCGGGTAAGTCATGTACAATTGAGGATTTAAAGTTATTGCCTGCAGCTGCAACTCAGGAATTAATCTTCAAAAGAGTAAGTGCTTATAACTTATCTTATCAAGATATTGTAACTGAAGAAGACTTAAAGAATACGAAAGGGATACAGATATGATAGACTTAAATCAATATATGACAGGAGCAAGTCCTTATGATGGAGCTATTGCTCTTAAGTATGATGAAGGAGATTATTCTTTAGAGGTAACTCCTCCTAATGTTCCTTATACAGATAACGATAAACAACATACTGTATTAGATGGAGAAACCCTACAGAGTATTGCTCATCGTTATTATGGTGATTCTGGTAAGTGGTACCTGATTGCTGAAGCTAATAATATCTTGAACCCTTTTCAAGAATTAGAACCTTATCAAATTTTAAGAATACCTATGTATGGCGGCAACTAGAAAACCTAACCAACCAATACTTTATAATGGAACAGCAACACCTTACATGGCTCTGTTCAATTCTGGAGGTATGCCTATAATGAATCCCATTACTGGCATACCTCTTGGCGCTTATATAAGTAATTGGAGCTACAAGTATGATGAGGAGAAAGAGAACTTAGCTACCATTACATTTGATACTGGAGACCCTGATACTGTAGATATCGAAGATCTCCAGGAAAGCTCAATTATTTACCTTCAGTGGGGATACATATATCCAGATGGTCAATTTATCTCTAGCCCAGTACGAAGTATCAAGGTTAGAGATTTGGATTGTGTATTCGATTCTACTGGTACTCATGTGACGATTAAGTGTATAGATACAGTTGGAGATTTAAGATTCCAACCACCTTACACTCATTCAGATTTATCAGAACACAGTTTATCCAACTTCTTGGATAATGGGTGTAACAATGATATAGGCGTAATCATAGAAATATTTCAGTAATGGCTAAACAAGTAATAAGTAATAAAGTTTACGAGTCACTACAGGTCCCGACAGAACAAAGTCGAACTACTACTGGAAAGATACTTTACGCTAACAGGTTTAGTGGAGTAGCTCAAGTAGCTATGCCCAGTGATTTAAAGTCCTTGATAGATAGTGACTTGGGATTAATAGGAAATAACATCTTAGTTCAATTAGAACAAAAGATGAAAGGGTATGCAAATGGTCCTTGGTATATTGATTCCCGGGATGGTGTAATATACATACACAACCGTAAGTTTCAAGAAGAACCAGAATACAATTATATTTACCAATCAGAAAATGGAGAAGTACTTAGAGTATCATTCGCTACTCAGAAAGTAACCAAAAGGGTAAAGGCTCAATTAACTCAAGCCTTAGACCCAGAAGATAAAGGTTTAATTGTAGGTTCAACAGATATCACAGAACCCGAAAAAGAGAAAGAGGAAGTAACTTTACTCAAACCCTTTGTAGCTCAAGTAGATAATACAATGGTAGTAAATTATGGTAGTGTACCTTATGAAGATTACCGTAGTCATCCTACTACTAATATTGCTGCTGAGATGGAAGCTGAACAAAGATATGGAGCTAAAGCTCAAAAGTATAATTCTGCAATGAAAGAGTATGGTTCTCAGAAACCCTATGTTGCTTACAATGCAGGTAAACAAGAGGCTTTAGATAATCTGAGTACTGAGCAATATCGAGAAGCAATTAATACTGCTGTAAACAATTTACCGAACGATAAGAAAAGGGTTATTCAGCAAATCTTGAAGAACTCTAAGAACGGTAAAGAGTTAGAAAGTAATCTTAGGCAATTACTAGAAAACGAAAGATACTTATTTACTGGAGAATATAAAATGGAATACCTTGCAGAAGAATGGGTAGACCCAAGAGAATATGACCCAGAAGGTGGAACTATAACTCACATGGTGAATATCAGAACTTTTTCAAGTAATCCCTATGAAAAGCAAATGATAGATAACCAATCTCAGAGAGGTATATCTGCAATGGAAAAGAATCCATATATTACTGTATACCCTGATACCTATAAGGTAGAATATTCTGGAGATGGAGTTACTACACCTACTATGACTCGAAAGGTTAAAGCTAAAGTTAAGATACGAAGAATGAAGAAGGTACCATTCTTAGTACCAATCTATAAGTTATATCATAATCTCTTTAGTAGATACGGTGGAGCAGATAAGGTTACTTGGGCAATGAATGCTAATGCCAATGGAGGTCTTAAGATATCCGAAAGAAAGTTGGTATGCCAAATGACTGTAGTAGGTAGACCTTCATTACAATCTTCTCAGATAATATCTTTAGAGAATGTAGGAAAAAGGTGGTCAGGCTTTTGGTATATCAAGTCAGTACAACATTCAATGGATGCAGGTCAAGGTTATCTCTGTACATTAGACTTGGTTAAGAATAATGCAAGGGGTGGACAGACTACATCTAAGACCCAACTTAGTACTCAGGACATTGTAAGTAATGATGCTAAGGATTCTGCTAAAACTGACTTTGGTAAGAACAAGAAGAATACTGCTAATGCTTCCGATATTGTACATGACTTTACCTACAATGAAGTAGTATACTTCGTAGAAAGATACATGGATGATAAGGGTAGAATTATCGATAAGAAAGGTGCAGGAGAGTTCTTACAGAATAAGTTCTATTATGATGAGATAAATGCTAAAGACCCTCAGGCTCTTGCTGCAGGTACAGTTCGTACAGAAGGTACAGTAGTAACTTCAAATGGTACAGCAATCTATGGTAAGACCAATGTGGTAAAGGCAGACCAATCGAAGGTTACTCCTTCTATGAAAGAAAGGTATAACTTTGATGAGTTTAATTGGGCAATGAAAGCTTATGAACGATATAAATCCAACAAGAAATAATGTACTCAACAGCTAAACTATTAACAGAAGAGGGTATCGAAGGTTTAGGTAGATACTACTCTGTCTACCGTGGTATAGTGGTAGATAATAATGATACGGAGAAACATATGAACCGTATCAAGGTATGCTGTCCAGAAGTCATGGGTGGAATTATTACATGGGCCTATGCAAAAGGCCAACATGGTTCTATCAACAATGGGTTCAAGTACTTAGCTCCTAAGGTTGGAGATATAGTATTTGTTACTTTTGAATTTGGAGACCCAACTAAACCCCTATGGGAATATCATGGTTGGGGACTACAACAAATACCAGACCCTTTGGATGGTCCTAATAAAATGGGTATTATAACTCCAGAAGGAAACGTAATGGTACTAGATGACGATAACGGAAAGCTAACTGTTTATATAAATGGAGATGTAGGCATTGCTGCTAAAGGAAACATTTCTATTCAAGCACAAGGAGATGTAAGTGTAGGTTCTGGTGATACAGTAATCTTAAATAAGGGAGAGAATCAAGGAGTAGTTAATATCAAAGAACTAACCGAGAAACTCAATAATACCATTAAAGAACTGGAAACTCTAAGAACTTTATTCAATTCTCACGTACACTCGGGTGTAACTACTGGACCCGGTTCTTCAGGTCCTACCGTAACTCAAGCAAGTCAACCGTTCTCTACTTTCAAACAAGAAGATTATGAGGACATTAAATGTATACACTAATGGATAACTATCTTACTAACATTGTTGGAAAGGGTATGATATTCCCTATTCAACTTACAAGAAACGAAAATGGTGAAACAGGTTGGTATCCTGTTAATGGTGATATGGCTTTGGTAAGAAATAATATAAGCTCTATAATGTATTATTTAATAGGACAACGATTTCGACAGGAAAACTTTGGGAATCGCCTATGGGAATGTATAGAAGAGCCAAATACACAAGCCCTAAGTTTTATTATTAAAGAGTTTATTAAAAGCTCAATTGGTGCATGGGAACAAAGGATTACCTTTAAGGGTATTACCGTTTCTAGACAAGGTGCTAAAATAAACATAGAAGTTCATTATGTAGTTAATGAAACTTCTACTAGTCAGTACCTGTACCTGACCTACGATAAAAATGAAAATTCATTAAACTCTTATTAATATGGGAATCACTAATAAATGGCTCAACCCTTATCAGAGGTCTTACCAACAGATTAAGGCCAAGCTGATAGAATCACTTACGAATATCAAAGACAAAGATGGCAATGTACTCGTAACTGATTACTCGGAAGGAAATATATTAATCATTATCCTTTCATTGTTTGCGGCAATTGCCGAAGTTCTTCACTACTACATTGATAATATGGCAAGGGAATCCTTCTTACCTACTGCTCGTAAATACAGTTCAGTAGTTAGGCATGGAGCTTTGGTAGATTATCATGCAAGAGGTGCTATTGCAGCATCAGTAGATTTGGTAGTATCCAGGGATGTATCTGGAGATTCTATTGGTGCTAAATTAACTATACCTTCTGGAACTTTATTTACAGATTCTAATGGTAACAAATGGTTATCTTCTAGGGATGTAACTTGGTATGCTAATGTAACTACTTGTAAAGTTCCAGTTGTACAACATGAATTATATACCGAAAGCCAGATAAATGGAATGGTTATACCTTCAGATGAAAGGGTAACTATTACCCTGGGTACATTACCTAATGGTAAGTACTACGAACATGGAACTATGAGTATGAAGATTGGTGGAGAATCTTGGGTATTGGTGAATACCTTTGCTTATTCAAAACCCACCGATAAACATTTCATGGTTACTATGGATGAAGCTTTAAATCCATATATCTTATTTGGTGATGGTAAATATGGACAGAAGCCTGCAGCTAATGCCAAGATATCTGAGGTTAAGTTCTACCTTACTACGGGTATCAATGGTAATGTAAAATCTGGTATGATTACTTCTGTACCTTCAGTTATATCTTCATCAGTAACAGATGCTACTGTATCTAATACTTATGCTGCAGGTGGAGGTTCATCCTATGAGAATTTTAGTATGCTCAAGGAACACATACCTTTGAGTGTAAAGACTATGGGAGTAGCTATTACCAAACAGGACTTCATAGACTTAGCTAAACTGGTTGATGGGGTTAGTAAGGCAAAGGCAGAATACGAATGTGGTAGAAAACTAATCGTTTATATATCTCCTGATAATGGTGCTACTGCTGACTCTAACCTTATTCAAAAAGTATATGATGTATTACATCAGAACTCACCACTTACTACTTGGTTAACCGTTAAGTCTGCAGGTAAAGTAAATATTATCTTGGATGTAGAAGTTACTGGGAAGAAGTCTTATAAAACTTCAGAAATACAATCACAGATTCTTAGTGCATTATTTAATGCTTATTCTCCGGAGAACTCAGACATTGGTGGCAGCGTAAGAATCTCTGATATCTATGCACTCATAGATAATCTTGAATCAGTAGATTATTTACACTTGAAGAAGTTCTATACTAAACCATGGCCTACTACGGTATACGGTAACAAGGAATTAATCCTTGGTCAATTCCAATTGGATGAGGCTAATGGTAGTATGTCTTACTTTATATCTTTTTCCTCGGGTACTCAATTCACAGTACGTTCAGTTAAGGGAGGCTTTTCTTATGATGGCCAAGTGGGTAAGACTACACAGATTAGAGATACTATAAATGGATTTGTATTTGCCTTGGATATCCAGAACAATGGTTATCAATCTGGATTCAGATATACCATAACCATTGCAGAACCAAATAGGGATTACACAGACCCCGGTTATAATATTCCGGTATTCGAAGACTCAAGTCAGTTAACACTTAAAGTAAACGAAATAGTATGATAAATCTTAAAAACCTAATTGATTTCTTACCTTTCGAATTTAAAGAGCAAGATACTTATAAAGTCGACGGTAAGGGCATATTAGAAAGATTTCTAGAAATTTGTGGTAACTATTTCCAAGAAGATATAACTAAAGATATTGATAATATTCTAGATATAATCGATATTGATAAAACTCAGCAGAGGTATTTAAATTACCTCTGGGAGTTCTTGGGAGCATTACCATTTGCTAGAACCGGAGAACACAAGGGAGTTCCCAACTTAAGTGATGAACAGATTCGAACTATCTTAAAGTATTCAATCTCATTACTTAAGATTCGTGGCTCAAGAAAGTTCTTCGAAATTCTTTTTAATATGTATGGGCTAACCTGTACAATTACAGACCCAACCGATGGAGAGATGGATAAATGGGAAAAGGTAGACCCCTTATATGATACCGATTATTCTCAGTACGACAAGTATAATTATGATAAGATTTATGGTTGTGCTCAATGTATAGAGGTAGGTATTTCTATAAGCGGTCATGGGTTTACTTCCCCCACTCCAGAGTTCAAAGCTTTCAAACAATCAATTGATAAGTTATTCGATAGATTCTTACCATACAATGTATCTGGGAAGATTGCTTATGGATTTGATTTGGCTTACAATTATAAAATTGTAGCTGAACCTCTTATCAGTCCTGCAAAGATTGTAACAGGACATATAACAGAAGTACCCATTAGAGTAACCGTTACTTCTGATTACGATGATGCCGATTTAAGATATCAGGTAACTGGATATGACCCCTCTGAGAATAAGTGGAGCTCAAAGAAATATGAAAGCGGTTCTATTTTCTATGCAAGAAAGGGTGACCAAAGATATTACTTTCGAAGTGTAGGAGATAATTCAGTAACTACTTATGTAGATGTAGGTTTAGAGTATTACACTAAATCTTATCACATATATGCCGACTTGGTAGAAGGAGGAACAGACCCAGATAATTTAGTAATTACAGGTACTAATCCAGTAATCAAGGTAAGGGTAACTGCAAATATGAATTATCAGGGAAATATTAAACCTGTATCCGTACAGTTACTTAATACCTATGAAACTAAAGATTCTGGTTCTGTTTGGGAAATAACTTCTGCAGGTATTTACGAATGGGTTATTGTAGACTTTCCTGCAAAGAAGGTTACTCTAAAGGTAACGGCAATTGCTACTAACTATACGGTATTCTGTGAACCTCGGAATATAAATCTTACCAACGGTGAAAAGTCTTTGATAACTATTCGTTCTTCAGATCCTAACGAAGATACAAGTCAACTTATTGCCGTATGTATTTCAGACCCAGGTATTTTAGTTCGTAATGGTCAAAGATGGGCACCAACTACTACTGGTACATTCCAATTTAGATGTACTAAAGATGACTCAGGTAATGCTAGTAATTATGGTACAGTAGTAGCTTACAGATTAGGTTATACGATTAACTACGATATAGGCGTATCAAACAAACGATTAAACCTAAATGCTCAAGGTTCTGCATCAGTTAATCTTTGGGTTACATCAGGTATTTATTATTCTACTTTCGAAAGTGCAAACTTAGGTAGTTATTTTGATACCGAGGTGACCATTTACAAAAAGAATACCCAAGGTACTTGGGTAAAACTTGGTACTTTAGAATTAACTAATCGCTATGTAGTTGGTCCTGATTTCTACTATGGTAGAAGTACAGAATACCAATTTAATGAAGCTGGAAGTTATAAATTTGAATCGGTGGGTGATGCTAGTAAGTCTGTAGAAGTAGAAGTACTTGCTTATATACCTACTCCTCAATCCTACTTGTGGTTAGAACCTTTGAATGAAGAGGATGAGAATTGGTATGAATTAGAACCTTACTCTGAAGCTGAAGCAGATGCAGGAAAGTATATCAAGGCAGGCTATCAATTAACCAAATCCAAGAATTGCCAATTCTACCTACGTTGGGGAGATGGTGGTAATATGATAACTGGGATTGACTTAGAGGGTTCATCTGAGAAATACAATTCGAACACTCTTATCACTTTCGATAAAGCAGGTAATTATGAGTTTTATTATCAAGGTTCAGTAGTAAGCCTTACGATTAAGAATATTATACCTAAGTATATTTTAACTTGTAATCCAGTAAGTGCAGAACTAAGCAAAGATGTACAAGAAGTATCTACTATCGTAACATGTACTTCAGATACTGGAGAAGTTTCGGATATTGTATATGAGACAGCTCCAGATGTAGTTCATCCAAGTCCTTATCAATTCTTTACTAATTTACCAGGTAAACATACTTTCTATGTGAAAGCTAATCCTGCAGTTAAAGCAGTATTCATAGTAAACCTGTTGGATGTAGTTGATAAGACAGAACTTACTTGGGAATCCAATGATATTTCGGAACAAGGTATTAATATATTAGTTCCGGAAGGAACAGAATGGTCACTTAAAATAGAATAAACAAAATGGAAAGCAGCTCTTTTAACACATTATTTAAAACTGGTATCATTGGATTCACTTCTGAATGTTATACCATTATCTTTGATTTGAGGTGGATGATTTTATTAGCCTTTGTATTAATACTTACAGATTTTTGGTTTGGGATATCTGCAAGTAGGGCAAAGAAGATTGAAATAAGAAAATCTAGAGCCGGGAGAAGAACTCTTAATAAAATCATTGATTACCTGTGTTACATCTTACTGGGTGCCGTAATAGGTAAAGCCATCGGAGAACCTTACGGATTAAATCCAATAACAGTATCTATAACGGTAATGGTATTATGTTACTGTTTCGAGATAGATAGCATTTATAATCACATCTGTACTCTACATGGTGTAGAAAAGAAGTACAGTATCTGGTCTATCTTTTGGAAATTAATAACCTTCAAGTTCAAGGCTGTAGGAGAGGCTTTCCAAGATATGAAAAACCAATCGAAAGAATATAAGAGTAATAACAATAACGAAGATACATTATGAAAACGTATTTTGATTATGAAGGTATAATAAAGTCTAAGGATGCAGCTGAAGCAATAGCTGCTCCTGTAGGCATTGGTCCATTTTGTGGATTTGGCTCAGCAACGATTGTAAATAATGCAATCACTCTCTTGCCTAATGGAGAACCTACTTCTCCTGCATATCAAGCAATAAAGGATAGAATCCTTTCAAGGTATATGACTAAAGCTGCAGATTCTGGTGAAGGACCAGATACAAATTTTGGTTGTATAGCAAGGGATGGTACAATCTATATTTCTGATAGTGCTAATATTAGTATACCTAATATTGAAGGCTCAAAGGGTTCTAATGAGGATGTGATTGTATTTGCTTACCATACACCTTTGGAAGAGCCTGTACAGAACCCAGTACAGTTCAGAGCTTTCTGGAATGAATCTAATTCGTTCTATTCTCTGTACAAGAAATCAGTAGACCCATTATACCCAACACCCAAGGATTCTAGAAACCTGTCAAAAACAAATGTATTAGAAGATAATGAATTATCATATGAGTCTCTAGTGAATAGAGCTATGGCTTCAGTATCTCAAGGTTTGGTAGACAAATCCTCAATGGTATTAATTGGTATATATGGGCAAGGTACTAATTCAATGGATAACTCAGTAGAGAAATATTCTATTGTTCCTTATGCAGGAAAGTTTCCCCAACCCGTAGAATATAATACTGCTATCCATGGAATGCAACAAGCCAATATAGAAACTCTCTTACGACTATTGCAAGGATTCCCAAACTTTGATATCAAGGCTTACATTGATGAAAAGCTTGGTGGTATGGCAGGAGCTAATATACCAAGAGGACTAATTGCCATGTGGAATGGAGTTTCTGTACCAGAAGGTTGGGCTTTATGTAATGGTCAGATTGTAGAAGACTTACAGACACCAGACTTATCGGGTAAGTTTATTGTTGGCTGGTCATCAGGTAATGAGGATTACAATTTGATTGGTAATACGGGTGGCCAAGAAAAAGTAACTCTTTCAACTCAAGAGATTCCATCTCACGTTCACAATTTCGCAGATGCTTACTTTATCGAGGCTCATTCAGATTTGGTGGGAGCTAATGGTACTCAATGGATTGGTAATAACCTTTCTGGTAGTAATAAAACTGATAGAGATAATTCTTATGTATGCCTATGGGACCATGATACCAGGGCTGTAGGTGGAGGTCAACCTCACGAAAATAGGCCACCTTACTACGTACTGGCATACATTATAAAACTATAATATTATGTCTTAACTACTTATATTGTTGACAAAGAACTTTTAATTTATGGATTATAGGAGAGGGACGTTGGGAAACGCCCCTTTTCTTTTGTGTTTAGTAGTGAAGTTCTTCTTTAGCTTTCTCTTCCCAATATAAGATATCTTGTTTGAGTTCTCCTATGTATTTAACCGACTTCTTAGTTCTAGGCATATCAAAGAACTCAACCAGCATTATATTGGTGATTCTTTCTCCATCTTTAATTCGTTCTTTAATATAAGGAGGTGGAGTAAGTAATACTTCAAATACCATATAAGCATCTGGAGATAATTTCTCTTTCATATACTTATATAATAATTCAAGCATTTCTTCCTTAGCCTTAACCTCTTCATCGTCATCTTCTAACTCTTTATCATTATCAAATAAGTCTTCAAGTTTAAATAGGTTCTGATTGTATTCTGCAATCTCTCCATAGGCAAATCGAAGAAGCTTATTCTTAAATGTAGCAAGAGAAGAAAGGATTCTTGCTTTAAGATGTTCTTCACTACAAGTACCGTAGTACTTATTAAAAACAAATAACATTTTATCCCAGAAATAAGAAGATATTATATCTGGCGTAAGGTTAAACCTTTTGTAATCAATCTGTTTGGTAAGGTTCCGAATAACTGGCTTACAAACTTTGTATAACCGATTAAACATTGCTTCATCATAATCCCGCATGGGTTTTAATCTATGAAGCTCTGAACCATTGTTTCCATTACATTTCCTCATATTCTTTAAGTATTTCGTTATGCAAATATAATAAATATATTTTATATAATATAAGAATATCAAAAAATTTCACCGAACGGCTGAGGATAAGAAGACTAGATATTGTGGACATGAGTTCAGAACTACATGAGGACTATCAAAATCTATTAGTATATAATATTGCAATATAATAATGTATGAAAAAGAATAAAATTAAATTTAGCTTTGCACCTGACTTTCAGTTAGAGATTCTCAGGTTCATCATTCAAGATAAGGAAGGAGGTTTAGTATTAAGCAGAATAAAACCAAGCTACTTAGTACTTATCGAACATTCCTTAATTTGTGAGGGTATACTTAAATACTTCAAGAAGCAAAGAAAGATACCCTCACAGAATGTCCTTAAACAAGTACTCAGAGAAATGCTAGAATCTAAAAACTATGTTGACCTGGTTACTAAGGATGATATCCCAAACATCGAGAAGGTTATCAAAAATCTTTATTCAATTCAATTATCCGATTCAGAATATATTAAAGAGAAAATCTATCAGTTCTCTACTTATGTTGAAATGAAGAACTTAAATGATTCATTCGACTTAGATAACTTCGAACAGTACGAAGAATATTCTAGAAAGGTAGAGAAGGTTTTACAAAGAAGTAGACCTAAACAGGAGGATGAACCTTTATTCATGATTCGAGATGTTACTGAACGTCAATTTAAAAGGCAGGCAGAACCCTCAGTAGTACCATGCCCATTTAGGCAACTAAACGATTTAACCAATGCGGGAGGATTCCCAGGTGCATCAATCAATGTAATCTTGGATAAACCTAAAGCAAAGAAAACATTCTTTATGGTTAACCTTGCAAGAGGTTACCTTAGAATGAAGAAGTCAGTTTATTATGTGGATACAGAAAATGGTCAAGAACAAATCATGGACCGTTTCATTCAATCCAGTATCAATAAAACTAAGAAGGAATTATATACTGGAGATTATGATAAACTCGAGGCTAAGCATTTAAGAAAACTTGCAAGGTTTGGAGTTGAATTAATCGTTGAAAGAGTACCTGCATTAATTACTGACTGCAATTATATAAGGGAGAAGATACTTACTCTTAGGAGCCAAGGGATTGATATTAAGGTATTGATGGTTGACTATGCAGGGAAGCTTGCTTCTATTGCAAAGGATAAAGAGGATTTTGATAGAATCTCAAATGTATATATTGACTTACAGAATCTTGCTGAGGATTTGCATTTAGATGTTGTATGGACTGCTCATCATATTACTCGTGAAGGTAAGAAACACCAAGCAACTAAATATGATGAGAACGATATATCTGGTTCTATTGCCATTGTACGTAATGCTCAATTCATTATGGGTCTTAATAGTACAGAGCAAGAAGAGAAAGATAATATCCTTCGTTCAGAGATTGTAGTACAAAGGGATGGTCTTCCTTCTGGTAGAGCCTTATTTAGGTGTGATGTAGAAAGGCAAAGATGTACAGAGTTTACTAAAGAACAAAGAAAGAATTATGATGAAGTATATGGTAAGAAACTTGAAGAATCTTTTAAGAAAGGTAATCCTGATGCTGATTCCAAGAAAAGGGAAAGGACAACTGGAGATATATAAATGTAAACTCGGTATTCATGATTGGGTAACCGAGCATTGGTGGGAAACCCGACAGAAACCTCGAAGAGCTATATTTTCACACAAAGGAGGTAGAAAGAGGGCTCAGTATTATAATAAGTATTGTACGAGAACCTATTGTAGAATCTGTGGTAAAAAGAAAAAGAGGAATGAGAACTAAAAATGTAGAAGTAGTAAAAGACAGATGGACTGATGGATTAGCTTTAGAAATATCTCATAATGGTTGGCAAACAACTTCTATCAGTAACTTAGATGTTGAGGATTTGAAAAGAATCCGAAAGGTAATTCGTAAAGCAATTAGAAACCATGAAAATAACAAATCAGTTTAAGTCTAGACTTAAGACTTACTTTATTAAAAGACTTGGAGCATTTGATTATAAACATGGCTGGATGAAACTCCCAGTATGCCCATACTGTCATAGGGAATTAAAAATGGGAGTTAACTTATCAATGTATAGAACCAATTGCTTTAGATGTAATGAACATCCGAATCCTTCTCAATTGGTTATGGATATAGAAGGATTCGATACATACCATGAACTAATTAATTTCTTAAACAGTGGAAAATTTGATGAGCTTGAATTTCACGAAGAAAAGGTTGAACTTGCAGAAGCTAAGCCTTTGTACTTACCCGAAGGATTTAGAATCCTTAACCTTGGCCAGTCACAAGTTGCAAAAAGCATTAGAGGATATGTCAAGAGCCGTGGCTTTGTCATCTCTGAGTTGTCTAAGCATGGAATTGGCTATGCGACAAAGGGGGCTTACTTTGGGTATCTCATTATACCCTTTTATTACAGAGGACAACTTAGATATTATAACGCGAGAAATGTTATCGGGCAAGGTCCTCGGTATAACAACCCTAACAAAGATATCACAGGAGTTGGCAAAGAATTTATCATATTTAATTATGATGCGTTGGAGATGTATAGGTCGGTATACATCTGTGAAGGTGCACTCAATGCCCTTACTATTGGGGATAGAGGAATTGCCACAATGGGTAAAGCTATATCTGGATATCAAGTCAATGAATTACTTAAATCCTCATGCGAAAGATTTATTATATTGCTGGACCCAGACGCCAAGAAATACGCAATCAATCTTGCGCTCAAACTTGTTGCCTATAAAAAAGTCAAGGTGGTGTTTTTACCAGAAGGAAAAGATGTAAACGATTTAGGGAGAAAGGAAACTCTTAGGTTAGTATATCAAACAAGGTATCAAAGTTATCAAGATTTAATTCAAATCCGAAACTCTTTGGAGTAAGGATTACCTATTATATTATATAACTTAAAATATTAATGATATGATGAAGATAGTCGATTATGTAGTTAAGACTTCAATAGTTTTGGCTGCTCTTTTAATTATGGGATATTTCTTCCCAGTTGTAAGTTGGTTTGAAAAACCCCAACCAAGGAAGAATATGGTTTTCAGATGTGAGATGGTTGATGGTAAAGTTAGAGATTATACTTTAAATTTACCAGAAAATGTTACTTGGTATGTTGGTACAAATAGAGGTTCATACTATGTAAACTTCGGTTCTCCCACTAAAAACCTTTATGGGAAGAAATGCCCAATAGATAATAACGAGGGTTGTATTAATGGTGTTTTAGTTTGTAAGAGGATAAAATGAGAGAACCCAGTATTCACATTACTAAGTCTCAATTTGAGGAAATATTAAATACCTTAGAGGTAGATAACTTCCCAGTTGAGGCTTTTTTTGTTATTGCACGAAAAGAGGCAATAAATACTAGAGCAGTGGTTGTTTCTAATAAAGGGACAACTAAGAAAGTAACTAACATATTACTAGCATCTAAGGGTAATGCTTCCCTTGTTGCCGATATATTATATGCTACTCGTATAAAGCTTAAGCATAGAGGAGTTCGTAAAATAAACGAAAGTAATACAAGGGAATGGGCTTTATGTAAAAAGCTTGCTGAGATATGTAATACCTTTTGTGAGGATTTTAAATTTGATACTCGGGAAGGATTTATTAAATACATTGAGACTGGTTTAAAGAGGATGACAGATTATCGTAATGTTATGCAAAGGTTAATATCCATGCAGGATAACATTACTAATCAAACAGAAGCCGAGATTAAATTACAGTCAGCAGATTTAGAACTCACTGCTAAGGTACATGATTACTTTGTAAGTAAGATTGCTAAAGCAACTGGTATATATGAATCATATGAAAAGAATCCTGAAAAGTATGTTCACTTTGCTTATGTAGCAGCCTTCTTAGAGGAAGAAGGTTGGGATTATAAGGATTTCATAGATGCTCAGTTTGAATCTCTAGCATGGTGTAATGGTTTACCAGATATTGCTCAGTTATATACTGATAAAGCAGTAGAAAGGTATAATAAGTATTTATATAAAAATAAGAATAAAAAATCCTTAGAGGAACCTCAAGTTGAAGGCTCACTCTGGGATAAAATCAATAATTAAAACATAACGTTATGAAAGCTTTAAAATTTTTAGGTAACAGAGTAGAGGATGCAGCTAATGCTTTTATCGATGTCCTCAAGTATTCGGACCAGTCGGTAGACTATCCAGATTTCAAGGATATCGAACCTTGGCCTGATGAGATAATTAATATGTTCTATGTGATTTGGAAGAATGCCAAGTTCTCAGAACTAAGTGCCATCATTATGTATACCCAACAGTCTTCTAG